GGACCCAATCATACTATGGTTTATGACCACGACGGAATGAAATTACACGAAGCTCGTATACAAAATGGATTCCGCCTGTTTGGAGTCTACCTCCAGAACTTGTGGGATTAGAGATGAAGAAAATACTAGTCACAGTTCTTGTTGTCATTTGCTTTGTAATTGGAGTTGGCCTTGCAGATGACAATTTGGAAAAGGAGGAATCCGACCAGTACATAGAAGCAGACAAACAGGTTAAGCCGGTGAACTGTTGGTCCTTGATGTATGTATTAGAAGGCATCAAAGCACAAGGCTTAAACGTCGTATGGCAAGCACAAAATAAAGATGACGAATTCCAGAATAATCAAGTTCTTTTTACCAATGATTCAAATGTGTGGGTGCTATTAGAGTTAAATGACACCATAGCATGTGTACTTGGAGCAGGCGACAGCTTTATTCTATTAGACAACAGATATAACCAAGGAGAGAACGAATTATGATTACTAAATGGGTAACAACACGATTAACAGAGCGCACAAGTTGGGACGGTATTGTTCTAGTAGGTGCTGGTGTGGTATTTCTAATATTTAAACCTATTGCAAGTATAGTAGCATACGGTGCTATTGCATACGGCGCTTGGACTCTTTGGAAAAAAGAAGACTAACTTAGGCTTAGTTTTTGTACCCAATACAATAAGTACTGGTGTTAACCTAGGAACTTATTGTGAATAATATCTGGAAGTATGTATTAATGATTCCTGCAATTGCGGCAGTGATCAGTTCGGTGTATGTTGGATTAAGTTATATCCACACATTGCAGGCAACGGTGGGATTTAACGAAAAACATATTGCCGAACTGCAACAGGCACTGAACGTTACCGAAAAAGATACAAACGTTCAGACCGAAAAACTAGACAGTCGAGTACAAAGTGCAATCGAAAAGTTACAGATTCGATTAGCAGGTGTTGAAACCCTGTACAAAGATGGCAGTGAACGTATGCTGATTGAAATGACCAACATGGCGTCTGGGATTGCCGAAGTTAGAGTAAGGGGACAAGCCCTACAAGATAACCAACACATGTTAGCATCGGAAGCAGAGTTTCGTTCACTAGAGCAGTCGTACTATCAACTTAAAGATGCTTACTACCAACAACAAAATGCTATCCAGCAATTAAGACAAAAAATAGACTTTGGTGGGTACTGATATGAAAAAACTTACTTTACTATTATTTTTATTATTCTCAACATCAGCATACTCACAACAGACGCAATATTTAGGGATGAGTCCGGGGCATTGTGCGTTAGCAGATCTTGAACCCTATGTTGAATATTCACAAAACACCAATACAGGCACAGGTCAAAATCTGAGTGGATATCTTGATGATCGTGCAACTGTAGGTATTAGATTGCGGATCCCGCTTTTTGGAACCTGTACTACACGGTATCAAAAAATCATGTTGGAAAATGAATTACTAAAACAACAGATGGAATTGCTTAAACAGTGTGCAAAATATCAAAACTTAGAACTAGGACCTCAGTTTTCAGAAGTTAGTAGAATGTGTGCAGGGGTTAACGTGAAGCCAGGCTATGAGGAAGTTCATACTACACTTGACATGCTACCACCAAGAGAAGTTATTACTAACGGCCCCCTTGGTGAGGAACCACCTGACATGGAAGAATTCCAGTTCATGCGTGAAGAAGAAGAACTGTTTGAATAACAAATAGAGTGACATCAACCTGAATTAAGCGTATAATACTATGCTTAAAGGAGATATCATGTTATACGAACTTATTTTAGTAACCGCAATGGGTGTTAGCAACGTAGCCACATTCAGTAACGAGTACGAGTGTTTGACCTACGCTGATGAATGGCGGCTCCAGAACGTAAAAGCAGGATGCGTTCCAGTGCAAGATCCAGAAATGCAACTTGGGAAAATACTTGACATGATGAACAGGCTAACCGCAGAGGACTACGAGTAATGGGAATAACCGTCACAGCACAGACACTAGAAAGAATAAAAGCCAACCCACAGGCACATGCAGTATTACTGGAACTGTGGGAACGCAGTTTTGGTGGCAATATATCAGTTACTCAAGTACAGGAAAAACTTGTTGAGTCTAACCTAATCGATACTGGTAACGAGGATATTGAGTTTGTTATATCTTCTATTAGGCTTAATATTGGCAGTCAGTAGTACCCCATAAACCTAAAATCAGATTTGGAGGTTATTCAGAATGTATAGAACACATTATAGACATACGCAAGTATGTTCCGATCAGGGTCGGCAATCCCTACAGGGAGGGCTAGGCGGACTATGACATATATCGTGAACGACGCTTGTATTAAATGCAAGTATACAGATTGTGTTGAAGTCTGCCCTTAGCTAGTAGACTGTTTTTACGATGCAGGAACAATGCTGGTAATTAATCCTGAAGAGTGCATTGACTGTGGTGTGTGTGAGCCAGAGTGCCCAGCAGGAGCGATTAAAGCAGACACAAATATGTCTGAAGAACTAGAGTTCTTCCTACAGTATTCTATAGAACAAAGCAAGGACAAGGAACCTGTTACTAAAACGTCTGAGCCTTACCCAGATGCTGATGATCTAAATCCTGTGTTAAATACTAGTATAGGAAACAAGAGGCACTTACTATGATTGAAATAACTGAATCAGCTTTAACTAAATTAACTACTATTTTAAATGAGGAAAACCCTGGATCAAAGTTACGTATCTTTATTCAGGGCGGTGGATGCTCAGGCTTCCAGTACGGCTTTGCTATTGAGCAAACTCAGGAAGAAGACGACTTCGTTATAACGGAAGGTGATGTTAGTGTACTGGTGGACTCAATGAGTAGCGCATACCTCCAGGGAGTTACAATAGGTTACGAACAAGATATCAATGGTGATAACTTTACTATAAAAAATCCCAATGCCGCATCTACTTGCGGATGCGGATCATCATTTACTCCAAGCTAAACTTAGTCCTTGATTACTGAAACTAATAAATAACAGTAACAGTAATCAAGGATACTTTAATATGGCAAGACAACTTATTAATATTGGATCTAGTGCCAACGATGGCACAGGCGACCCTATAAGATCAGCATTTGATAAAATAAACGATAACTTCCAGGAAGTTTATGGCGCATCAGCCGTTGGAACAAACATAGACATTAGTAGCAATACCATCGCAAGCACTAATACTAACGGCAACATCACACTAGATCCTAACGGTACAGGACTGGTTGTTATAGATGATGACCAGTTTAAAATTAGTACAAGTAAGACGCCAGCCGCAAGCATAGGCGCAAGTGGTGATGTTGCAGGACTGGTAGCATGGGACAGCAGTTACATCTATGTTTGTACAGGAACCTACGACGGATCAACAGCAATTTGGGCAAGAACCGCTATAAGCACTTGGTAAGGATAAACAATGGCAAGACAGACAATTAACATAGGTACCATTCAGAATGACGGCACGGGAGATAAACTCCGTGATGCTATGGACAAAGTCAATGATAACTTCCTAGAGCTCTATACTGAACTAGGGGGCGAATCATTAAGCAACCTAGACATTAGTGGTAATACTTTAAGTTCAGCGAACTCTAATGGGGACATTATCTTAGACCCCAATGGCACTGGAAAAGTTAAGATAGATAATCTTGCTATCTCAGGTAACACGCTCTCAAGTACAGATACTAACGGCAATATAACACTGGATCCAGCTGGTACGGGTAGTGTTGTATTGGATAGTCCAGTCAGTATTACAGGTACTCTAACACTAAGCACATCATTAAGTGCCAATGTCATTGGAAATTTAACAGGTGATGTTACTGGCACAGTTAGTAGTATCAGCAACCACACAACAACTAATCTTATTGAAGGCACAAATTTATATTACACTAATACTAGAGCAAGAGCCGCATTAAGTGCGACAGGCAGTATTAGTTACGATAGCGGAAGTGGTGTAATTAGTTACACAGAATCAGTAACTAGTGTTAATGGTGAAACAGGCGCAGTTGTATTGACTCTGAGCGATATAGCGGTAGATGGTCAACTTGATGGAGACCTAGTAGGTAGTGTGTTTGGCAACGACAGTACTATTCTAGTAGATGGTGGTGCTAACGAAATAGTTGGTACTATTAATTCCACAAGTGGCACAATTACAACACTAAATGCAACAACAATTACGGGATTTACAACATTAACTGGTGCAGGCGATGCAATTATTACTGCTGGTGTGTTCTATGGTGATGAAACACAAGTAGACAGATACTTGATGAAAGATTCATCTATTGTTATAGATGAAACAGGAACACTACTTGCTGATATAAACAACAGCACATCAGCAACCTTCTCTGGCACAGTAAATTTAAACGGCGCCACAGTATCCAACGCCTCATTTAACTTAACTGGTAACTTAACTGGTGTTGTAGACGGTGACTTAATTGGTAGTGTATTTGGTGATGACAGTACAACAATTATTGATGGTATTAATAAAACAGGAACACTTACTGAATTAGATGTAGATGATATAAACATCGATGGTAATACAATTAGTGCCGCTGGTGCCGCATCCAATCAGAATCTTATCTTAAATGTTAAGGGTGTTGCCGCATTAGAGACAAACTCAGATACAATTTCGTTTCAACCAAGAACAGACTTTGGACTTGATGGTATTGGTGCGGTTGGTGATGCAGACAACTTATTCAGTCAGAACGATGACTATCTATACAAATCAACAGTTGCATATGACGGCAGTACACTAATTTGGAAACGTGCAAAGTTACGTTATTTTAACGAACCACTATTTTATGTTGGGGCAGATGACAGCACAATGCGTGGTGTTGGTGACCTAGAAGGTATTAAGATTATAGGTGGTACCAATGTAAGCACATCAAGTGACGCTGAAGGTAACATTACAATCGACGCAACTGATACAGGTATTACAGATGTAGTCAGTGATACGACGCCTCAACTAGGTGGCGACTTAGATGTAAACGGATTTAAGATTACTACAGCACGTAGCAACGAAGACCTACAACTAGAACCGAACGGCACTGGTACAGTTGTAATTAACAGTGGCCTAAGACTAGAAGAAGGCACACAAGACAGATTTAGCACACTAACTGGGGCCACTGGCACAGTAGCACATGATTGCGCAAACGGAAACATATTTTACCACACAAGTATTAGTGCTAACTTCACTGCAAACTTTACAAACTTACAATTAGACACAAGTTATGCTACAGCAGTCACATTGGTATTGGTGCAGGGCGGCACAGCATATATTCCAAACGTAGTACAGATAGGTGGTGCGGGCCAAACTATTAATTGGCAAGGCAATTCAGAACCTACTGGAACTACAAGTCGTGTAGATACTGTTTCGTTAACTATTCTCAATAACAGCGGAAGTTATACTGTGCTTGGACAACTAACGGACTTTTAACCCATACTGCACCAGCACCGTAAGTATAAATACACTATAAGGAGTTTTTATAGTGGCAAAACCAGTTTGGCAAACACCTGAAGGTGATTTGGGTATCATTGCAGAACGTCAATTTTACAATCTACGTTTTGATGTCAATGACTCGGATCAGCCTATTAGTCCCTCGTTAACGTACACTATTACAGCAGGAGCGTTGCCACGTGGCCTCAGTCTTAAAGACGATGGGTTTATTGAAGGTACTCCTACAAAAAATAAAGTATTCTTAAGAGGTGTTCCGTTAGATGTTGGACAGAACGAGACCAGCAGATTTGCGGTTAGAGTATCCACTCCAAGCGGTCATATTGCAGACAGAACTTTTCAGTTAACCGTTACAGGTCAAAACCCGCCTAATATTACTACTTTATCGCAACGCCTGGGTATTGTATATGACGGCACTTTCTTTAGTTTCCAACTACTTGCTGTTGACTTAGATATTGATGACATAATTACGTGGTCATTTTCTACTGGTGAACTTCCGCCAGGACTAACAGTTAGTACAACAGGATTAATATCTGGTTATACAACACCACAAGCACTTATTGCTAATCCTAATCCTGGATTTGATTTCCAAGAGTGGGACGAATTTCCCTGGGATAATTCAAGTCCCAGTGTTAATAAAACATATAGTTTTGAAATTAGTGCAACAGACGGCAAGGACTTTGACGTAGCCACTTATACTATTGAAGTATTAAGTAAAGATACATTGACTGCTGACGCAGAAGATTTTACAGCAGATCACCAAGACTTACTTACAACAGACACTGACAACAAACGACTGCCAGTATTACGGTATGCGCCGACCACACTGGGTACGATATTGCATGATAATTACTTTGCATATAAATTTGATGGCTTTGATTTTGATGGTGACCGCATAACATATGCGTTATCCTTGGGTTCAGGCTCCCTATATGACGACGGTGGCTTTGATTCTCAGAGATATTCTGGCGGAGACTTTATTGCTCCCCCTGGACTAACCCTAAATGCCGACACCGGTTGGCTACATGGATACATACCTATCCAGGCACTTACGCAACAAGAATTTACATTTGGTATTCAGGTAGAAAAGGCAGAGTTTAACGATTACCAGAGCGACGTTGAAATCGTTACCTTAACACTAGTTACTGATTTGCTAAGATTAGTTACATGGGCAACTCCTGCGGCACTGGGATCAATAGAAAATGGTGCAGTAAGTGAATTATACGTGGAAGCGACTAATCCATTGGATAGAACGTTATACTACAGATTAAAAAGAGGCGAGTTAAATAGACTACCTCAAGGTCTTAAATTATTAGACAACGGGCTTATTGTAGGTCGATGTAGTTTTAATGTTTTCCAACTAGATAGTGGTGATATTTCTTTTGACACAGATACGTTATCGTTCGATACTACCTTTACAAGTACTATAGAGGCATATGACTTAGAAGGGGAAATTACTGTAACCAGAGACTTTACTATTACTATTACCGTTGCTAATACCAAACCGTATGAAGATTTATACTTTGTAAGCAGAACTAAGAATACTGATAGGTCAAGTTTTACATCATTATTAAACAATGCTAATATTTTCCCTGCAACTAAGATTTATAGATCGTCAGATCCGTATTTTGGTAAGCAGACAGATTTAAGATTTATGGTTGCTACCGGGTTAGAGCCCAAGTCAGTAAATCAATACGTAGCAGGAATGAGTAAAAACCACTACAACAAGAAATTAAAGTTTGGAGGTATAGGGTCCGCCAGAGCACTAAACACTGATGGAACTACCAGATACGAAGTTGTCTATGTGGAAATAACAGACGATCAGGAAAATACCCTGGGAAAAAGCACGAGTAGTTCATTAAATCTTTCTAACAAAATAGATAATACACTTAGTGTAGACAAAGGTTACATAGATGTGTCGTCAGGGCACTGGCAAGCAAGTGCAACTAATGAGTACCTGGTGTACCCAAATAGTATATTAAACATGCAACAAGCAATGGTTACTGGTGTTGGCCAATCTAACGTTGGCACATTACCAGACTGGCAAACAAGTAAACAAAAAAATGATCAGACTCTAAACTACAAGCACTATGCTATACTAGCATATGTTACATCAGGCAATGCGGAACAAATAGCATTCCTGTTAACTAGACACATTGCCAATAATAATTTTGATTTTAAAGACATAAAATGGGAAACAGACAGATACGTTCATGATCTTAACTTGAGCAAGAATTACGATAAATCTCTGGGCGTGTTTACTTCTGCTGGAGAAACATCATTTGATGAGGATGGGGTTAAATACGGAGCAGAGACAACTTTTGACGGTGCAGGCACTAAGTTTGTTAAATATAAAGATGTATACGAAGAGCCCGATCAGAACGATAAATACTTGGTATTTCCGAGAAGAGGCATATTCGGACGAGAACCAAACGTAGACTACGAACTAATACAGTATCAGACAGATTAAGGAACTATAAATGGCCAGTAATATTAATCCAAATACCATTGACGGCTTGTATCCAGTAGCTGGACAAGACAATGACAGTCAAGGTTTTAGAGACAATTTCACAAATTCTAAAAATAACTTTACGTATGCTAAGACAGAACTTGAAGACTTGCAAAGTAAAGTTATTCTTAAGTCCGCATTGTCGGGTGGTTCACTTGACAATGACATGAACGATGCGCTTATTAAAGCGGCTAAGATACAAGACTTTTCAGAAGCAAGGCTTGACAAAGGCTCAACCTCAGGCACAATGACTTTCAGCCATACTGAGGGACATTACCAAACTGTAACAGCAACGGGTTCATTAACGTTTGCGTTTAGTAATTTCCCCCCAGCAGGACAGTTGGGACGAATCAAAGTAGAGGTTACAATTAGCAACGTGGGCCACACAGTAACATTACCCACAGCAGTAAGTATCGGACACGAAAACATCGCAGGTATTAGCTCAAGAGTTATTACTTTTGATGAAGTAGGCACCTATATTTTTGAATTTACCACAGAAGACAATGGCTCAGCAATTGCAGTAAACGATATTACACGAAATTTAACAAGAATACATGCAAACAGACTTAGATTAAACACCGTAACGCCAGCAAACATTGGACAGGCAGGCGACGTGGCAGGGTTGCTCGCTATTGATGCTTCCTATGTGTATGTATGTACAGGCATTTACGATGGCTCCACAGTAATTTGGAAGAGGGCGGGAGTTAGCGCATACTAACCTAAGTTAAAATAAACGGGGAAACGGGCTAGTAAACTAGCCTTTTTCTTTGACTTTATCATCGGCTTTAGTTATAATAACATACAAGGAGAGCACATGATAGACTTAAACAAGTACAAGGATTTTGTTGCAGAAGTAACAAGCGAACAATCCAATATTACAGGAAGACTGGTAGAAACCCTCGCTAGTCTCAACATACACACAGACATTAATCCAGCACTGTTACTTACAGCCGCTCTTGGATTGGCCGCAGAGTCAGGTGAGTTTGCAGAGATACCTAAAAAGATTATATTCCAAGGCAAACCGTGTGACGAAGATGCTATATTCCATATGAAACGTGAACTTGGTGATGTTGCGTGGTACTGGATAAATGCTTGTAGAGCACTTAACCTAGATCCAAACGACGTAATAGAAGAAAACATTAAGAAGTTGGAGTCACGTTATCCAGGTGGCAAGTTTGATGCACACTATAGTGAAAACAGGCATGAAGGCGACTTATAAATAACAATATGTTTCATCCTTTACTAAACGACTTATCAGAACTTAATGATCAGGAACTTAATGATCGGGCACAGGATATTTCTCGAAAATTATCTTCAGTGTATAGAGTAGGCGCAAATTCCGGTCTCATACAGCAAATGCAACTGGTTAACGCACAACTTCAAGACGAAGTTATGTTCAGACAGCGCAAAGAACTTGAGAAATTAATGGATAAGAACGGTAAAGATTTCAAAAATATTATCGATATAAAGTAATTTTATGGAAGCAAGCATAAGAATATCAAAGCAGTTCACTGCAACTGCTGTAATCAATGATCGTATACTGTCAAATAAGTACGACATAAGTTATGCAATCTCATTGGTGTCAGCAGATCAACACGAACAAAAAATAGCATACGATCGAGTTAAGTTTTTAACTGAGAGTATATTTGAGTCTACAATTTTTATAAAGTACAATAACCCTTTACTTAAAAAACTAAAAGGAAGTGTTAATAACTTGTATAGTCAGTTTTACGCAGAACCTTACGATAGTATAATGGTAGACTATCTGTTTCTTAAAGGTCAGGCTATTCTTGAAGACAAAGCGAACATCGATCAGATAAGTCTAAGTAGTTGGCAAGGAAGAGACATAGAGTTCTATGCTGATTGTGAACATGATTACAGTGCTTACAGTAAAGCACCATGGATCAAGGCAAAAGACGGTATTCCCTGGTACATGAGATCAGATATCTACGTAGGTGACTACAAAGAGAATGAGATGTTAGAATTTCCAGTCTGGGACGACTTATATCTAGGATGGAAAGAACCACAAGAGGAAGAAGCAGAGATAATAGATTTTAGAAAGTTTACCGGCAAAGTAGTTAAGGGCGGAAAACGTGGTAAGTAACCAGTTTGGACAGACATTTTTAGAATCAGATGATCTAGTCACTATGCTTTACCGTGATCCTGACATGGATGTTACAGATTACGAAATTAATGATCCAGACGAATACAATAATGCTGTTAAGCAATTACATTTAAAGATTCCAGAGCTTAAACAGCCTAGATTAGACACAACTAAATGGCTCACACAAGAGCAATTTGATCTAGCACACCAAGCAGAGTACTTTATTCCCAAAGAGTATGAACAAATAGACGTCATGGATTACCTCAGTAAACAGTTAACTGACAAACCACAAAGCATTATAGATAGAGTTATAACGGAATATCAAGCATTTGCAGATTTAAACATGATACCTATGCTACGCTATCTCATATATCTAGTTGACGTAATGAGAGAAAACAATGTGGTATGGGGAGTAGGTCGTGGATCAAGTGTGGCTAGTTATATACTGTATCTGATAGGCATACACAAAGTAGACAGCGTTAAACATAATTTAGATTACACAGAATTTTTGCGGTAAATATAATATATACGTATATAAAGGAGTTTTCAATTATGGCTAGAAAAATACATAGAACAGCAAGAGGTGCGACTATTGATATGGAACGTCTGCGACTCGCCAACGAAGATACCATTGCTGTTGGTAATATGAAAGTAAATGCTCGGGGCGACGAGTTGGGATTTGGTGGTAGTATTGTAAAGACCAGAAAAGAAGTAATAGATGCAACTTATAAAGTTCATACTATGGTGCCACAAGATGACCGTGTATACACCGACGCAATGCATAGTGAAGCCGCAATGGCTGAGCCAGCGCCGGGTGTTAGCGCAGAGCCCAAACCAAAAGTTGAAGAAGTTGCAACACCAACCGAAGAATCTAAAACAATGCGTGGTGGTTTGGCAGCGGCACTTGCTAGAAAAGTAGAAGTATCAGAGCCTGAAATTAAACTTAATAGTCTATCAACCGGCGTTAAAAGAATTTAGAAAGGGTATAATATGCAAGAGAATCCATACGGAAAAAATATAGGATATCAATTTCGCCTTGACTTTGAAGGCAAAACAATTAAACCACTACACAACAATGTAGTTGTGCGTGACATGAACTTTGCAGGACGTACACTGGACAGCGGTATCGTGTTGTTGGCTGACGACGGCAAGACAGATGGTATACGTCCACGTTGGGCACAAGTATATGCTGTTGGTCCTGAGCAAACAGATGTTACTGTGGGACAGTGGGTACTGTTAGAACACGGACGTTGGAGTCGTGGAATTAACATTACCCAAGATGGCGAAGAACTTACTATACGCAGAGCTGATCCAGACGCTATCTTAATGGTAAGTGACGATGAGCCCAATGCAGAAACAATTGCAGATTCTGTGCATGCCGAACGTAAAACCAGAGAACTTGCAGACTAGACATTTTTCAATAACTACTGTATAATACTCTATATGAACCAATTATGGACTGAACTATATAGACCCAAGACTGTTGCTGACTATGTTTTTACAGACAACACACAACGCCAACAAGTAGAATCCTGGGTTAAAGAAAAGAGTATCCCACACTTACTACTAAGTGGTAGCCCGGGTACTGGTAAAACAACCCTTGCTAAGATGTTAATGCATGAACTAGAAGTTGATGACATGGACGTCTTAGAAATTAATGCTAGTCGTGAACGTGGCATTGATCTTGTAAGAGACAAGATTGTAAACTTCTCAAGCACTATGCCTTTCGGTGAGTTTAAAATTATCCTCTTAGATGAGGCAGACTACTTAACTCCAGAAGCACAAGCATGTATGCGTGGAGTTATGGAAGCCAATCATCAGACAGCAAGATTTATACTAACCTGTAACTATCCACATAAGATTATTCCTGCAATACATTCTAGATGTCAAGGCTTTCACATTGCTAAGACTGACCAAATAGAGTTTACTGCTCGTATTGCTAAGGTGATGATTGAGGAAGGCATTGAGTTTGAACTTGATGTGTTAGACAACTATGTTAAAGCAACATACCCAGACTTGCGTAAGTGTTTAAACATGACACAGATGAATAGCAGTTCTGGCATACTTGTAGAAACACAAGCAAGTCAACAAGGTGGTGGTGAGTTTAAGTTAGACGTTGTTAAGTTGTTTAAGGCAGGTGAACTTAAACAGGCAAGACAAAAACTCGTTGACAGTGTGCGCCCAGATGAGATGGAAGGTGTTTTTAGATGGATGTACGACAACATCACATTGTGGGGAGAGACTGATGAAGCACAAGATGAAGCAATTATAACTATTAGGCGTGGTCTTGTACAACATATTAGTTGTGCTGATCCTGAAATAAACTTATCAGCAACATTTACAGAGTTATGCAGATTAAATGGCTAAAGATATATATCTACTGTGTCAATACATACAGAAACCTAAACCAGGTACAAACACTGCACAGAAAGGCTTTGGTAATAATCCAGACAACTGGCAGTTTGACGAAGTCATAGCAGTAAGCCGTGGTTTAAAGAAACGTGATATGTCAACGCAGAGCGTGATTCTTAATATGTCTACGCAGAAAGTAGAACGCTGTGGTCTTAGGCAAGGAGCAACTTGGGACGAACTATATGCGTATTACAAAGAACACTATCCAGAATACATTAAAACTATCGAAAAAGAAATTGAAAGAAGCCAGCCATCGTTATTTACGATGATATGATAGGAATTTCGTTTAGTAGTTTTGATTTATTCCATAGTGGTCACGTTGCTATGCTTAAAGAAGCAAGTGAGAACTGTGAATATTTAATTGTAGGATTACAAACAGATCCAACGATTGATAGGCCTGAAAAGAATAAACCTATTCAAAGTGTGTTTGAAAGATATGTTCAGTTAAAAGGATGTAAGTATATTAATGAAATTATTCCTTACGAAACTGAACAGGACTTATTAGACATACTGCTAACTTATACAATTGATCGACGATTTATTGGCGAAGAATATAAGCAGTTAGACTTTTCTGGTAAACAAATATGTGTCGACAAAGGCATAGAATTATATTATAATAAAAGACAACACTCGTTCAGCACATCTAATTTGAGAAAACGAATAAGCGAGGCAGAACTATGGTCAAGGTAATATTAACGGACGTAGACGGAGTTTTATGCGACTGGGAGGGCGGTTTTAACTCATTTATGGAGTTAAAAGGCTTTGAAATGATAGAAAACGGGCACTTGGAGTACGCCATTGGCGATAGATTTGGTATCGACAGAGAAGTGGGTTATAGTTATGTGTGTGAGTTTAATAACAGTAAATCTATTGCTCAGTTAAAAACTCTTAAAGACTCTAATGAGTGGGTAAGGCGAATACATGACGAGCTAGGATACAAATTCCATGTATGCAGTAGCATGAGCCACTTGACAGAGTCAATGAACATGAGAACTTCCTATCTTAAAGAACAGTTTGGTGATATTTTTGTGGGATTCACTTACTTGCCCACAGGTGCTGACAAGGATGAGGCATTGGCTGCCTGGAAAAACACGGGATATTTTTGGGTAGAAGATAATATAGCAAACTGTATAGCTGGAGAAGCCCAAGGTCTGCGACCAATATTAATCGACCACGACTATAATAGAAATATAGACGTAGCGTACCCTAGAGTTAAGAACTGGCAGGCAATCTACCAGCTCTTATCCTCTGATTAAATGTCTGAATAGATTTGTAAAACTTCTATAACAGCAGGGTGTCTATGTATATCTTTGCCTAACATCTTGACTCCGCCTACGTAACTAAGTCCTTCATAACTATTGCATAAAGATTCAAAATTTAGTAGTCCGTTATCTGCCTCCTTTCTATCTGCTTGGCGAGTATCGCCTGTTATCACCATTTTACTGTTTTGACCGAGTCTGGTTAGGAGCATCTTCATCTGTCCTGGCGTGGCATTTTGCATTTCGTCTGCAATAATCCATGCATCTTTAAATGTTCGGCCTCTCATAAATGCTAGTGGAGAAATCTCAATTATACCTTCGTCTAACATTTTTGCAGTTTCTTTTGGTGAATAATATTCGTGTATAACATCAAATAGTGGTCTTGTCCACGGTTCCATTTTCTGATTGATGGTACCTGGTAAAAATCCATGCTGTTCATCGTCTACGCCAACAGCTGGGCGGGTTAAAATAATCTTATTAACGTCTCCTTGTCTATATGCCTGTAAGCCTGCCAGCACCGCTAACATAGTTTTTCCTGTGCCTGCTGGGCCGGTTGAAAACACGATTAATTTGTCCGGATCCGTCAACAAATTAATATATGTTTCCTGTCTAAGTGATTTTGGATGCAATCGAATGTTGCGTTGTTTGGGTGCATACTTCTGAAATTCTACTGTATTATCTTGATACGGAATGCTGTCATGGCGTTTTGAATTACTTTTGCGATGTTTTCTACTCAATTTGTTCTCCTTACAATTTTTGAATATATGTACGTTAGTAGACATAGTAGTATTCTCTGTGAACTAATACTACAGTTGTCCACAAAAATACTTACATACTCTTACAAGTAGAATTATAATGTGTTATTATTGTCTCGATGCCGACTATAAATTACGAGTCTCTCACCCAGACTGCATAGATTCTATTCTTAGATCCACTGTCTCGTTTGCACACTTCTACACGATAGCCCCATTGCGGTGCCATCAGATAGTGATCAACTTCACGCCAAGGATAAAACTGTATCTGGTATTGCATTTGGTTATTGTGGTCGTAGTTGCCAGGATTACACCGCCAGTATATTCTGGACTTGGGTTTCATCAGTCGCATGATTCTGCCAATCTGATATTCTACCACAGTTTTATCGCCAAAGTTTAAACTTCCCAAACAGAATGCAACATCAAAGCGTTGATCTGTATCAAAAAACTCTATTTGTTCTTTATGGTCAGCCGCATCGTTAGCAGGATCAATACCTACTAGGTTCTTAATCAGATCTTTGTACGGGTTATACCCACACCCTACATCAAGCACCCACTCGTCGTCTTTAACTTCATTTGCTAAGTTAAAGCCAGTCTCTCCAAATCCACTTGTACTGGGCTTCCAAACTGATGCAAAATATTCGTTAAGTAATTTTTGATTCATCGACAATCCTTAATAAGTACGTTATACTTATATTATGATAATACCCGAACATATATTTTTTACTGGTGTGCCTGGATCACGTTGGTCAGGTATAGCACAAACTATTGAAACCATACCTGGATTTAATACCAGTGACCGCACCCCAGAACGAGCATACGACCATCATGCCTATAGTGGACACAAAGGTGCATACTTTGGTTGGGGTATGGAGTTTGATCCCACACACATTTATGGGTACAAGCACTTTGACCAAGCATGGACTGAGCCTGGTGGACACAAACTAATCAAAAGTCATGATTGGGCATACAGTCCGCGACAAGTAAAAGTGTATCATCCAGACAGTTGGTTTATAATGGTATATCGACCAGACATGGCAAGTTATGCCTGGTGGCACGAAGCTGGCGGTTTTAAGATACAGTACCCAAACTACAGTTGGTACAAGAACAGTGCAAAGATGTTGCAGGAAATACAAACACAAAACACACGCATATTGGAATATGCATGCGAAGTGGATGCAAAATGGGAATACTTTACTCCAGACTGGATTGAACGTGAGTTTGGATATGCTGTTGATGTTCCCACTATACACAAAGACATATTGGTAACCATAATAAAATGAAAAGAGATCACGTTTGGTACATTAAATATGCTAGTGCAATTGTAATACTGATTGCAATGGTTTTCCATGTTAACGGTTGGACACCCTGGAACAGTTACTTACAACTACTAGGTGCCAGTGGTTGGATGTACGTTGGGTACCGTTGGCGGGAGTGGTCTATGTTGTTGAACTTTATACCACAAATTTTTATTATTGTGCCTTACTTAATATACTTCTCTTATTATAAACCGTGATAGAAAATTTTATATTTTACACTGCAGGCAGTTATGGTGTTTTTATAGATTGGTGTATTAATAATTTAACCAAACACTGTACAGAAGATAAGTTGCCTTTTACATCGACAGGCAGTTCGCACAATCATATAACATGTAACATGTTGTTTGATATAAGTCCTAAGGTCAACTACTTCAGTGCTGTAGGAGACACAACACACTATGTAGAACTGTTTTACAATAAACCTAATATCGATAATCTCATTATTTTGTTAGCCAGAGAAGAAGACGAAGTTTGGCGTATATCAAACTATTTAGAAAAAGAAGAGGTAACATCGTCTATATTTTTACCCGTAAGTTATCAGGATGCGAATCCAACATTAGACTACTTAGATAGACGCACACTACAATATTTTGGTAGAACTGATCTACTAAGCATGGATAGATGGGTAGCAAGAGAGATACTTAGTTTCGGTATATTGGATAGACTTGCAGATAACATCGTTCAACAAAAATTAATGATAGACAACTTAGCATATGATAAACTAGTAGTTTATATTGACGAACTAAGAGACAACTTTGAGACAACTATCAATAAAATATTTAACTTTTGTAATTTAAAACCTTACGACCAAACTTTCCTACACAGTGTAGGTGTTAAGTGGGCTAGTAAACAGAAATACATGCATGATACCCGACCACATAATCTATTAAGTGAAGCAGTAGTGCAGGCAAAACTACGTAACAACGGCATAGAGCTAGCATGTTACAATCTTAACAAATTCCCTAACAATGAGTCAGAACTTAGAAAACTATATAAATAGTATTGTATATACACACACCTTAAGGAGAAACATTAATGAACGCACAACAATTTGTGAAAAATCTTGCTGACAACAATGAAGCATTGTTTAAAGCAAGTGAGATGCAGGTCGAAGCATACTTTAATTCTAAGCCATCTCAGGAAAAATTAGTTGAGCACTTTGTAGGTCGAATGGTTAACGAGCGTATGAACATGGTTGAAATCAGCCGTCAGGTTGCAGAACTAGGTGCAGACACAGATCCAGTAGAACTTGAGTTACTCACAAAACAAGCACAAGATGAAGCCAGGCACTTTAGAATGGTTAAAGAAGTAATTGAGCACATTAAAGGCGAAAAGATAGACGTATCAGAAGCCATTGCTCAGGAAGCCGCAAAGCCAACTGCTAAGGGCGCAAGCCTATTAGCCAAGTACGACGCAGACAAAGATGAAGCCGCACTAGCCGCATATCAGTTTATTGCTGAGGGTCGTGCAGAACGTGTCTGGGACAAAATGGCAGATTGCATTGAAGATAGTTTTATTAGCACTCGCTATGCTAAGATTGCTAGAGACGAAGGTTTCCACAGCAAGATTGGTGAGAAGAAACTTTTAAAACTATGTGCAGATCCAGAAGTTCAGGCCAAAGTTGAAGCAATCGCTGACGCTATGAGAATGGACTTATATGCTGTTTCTTGCATGAACACACAAGAAATACCAGAAGCACGTAAGATTATCGAAGACGCATACGTACACTAGTATATGCGGATTGCGATAACACAACGTGTATTGCAACACAAGGGAAGAGCTTACGATAGTTTAGATCAGAGTTGGTGGGATTTATTACAGTCCCATCAACTTATCCCGATTCCAAATACTCCAAACCAAAACTTAACACAAACACTAGACGCAGTAGATTTAATAATACTGTCTGGTGGCGACGGTGACAATACTAGAGTTAATGTCGAGTCAGAAATATTTAACTATGTTGACGAACACAAAACACCAGTACTGGGAGTTTGTAGAGGCATGCATCTAGTTGCTAGAAAATACGGGTTAGGTACTATTCCAGTAGACAATCACATGGACACCAAACACACTATTACAATGTCAGGCAAAGAACACATAGTGCCTAGTCATCATACCATTGCTGTACTGCAAGGTGCTAACATAGAAGTTATTGCCACAGACAAAAGAAATTATGTTGAAGCATTTCAAGTAGATAATTATACTTGCATGCAATGGCATCCTGAACGCATGCAACAACCCTTATGGCCAAAAAACTTCTCATTATAACAGGACCGCAAGGATCAGGTAATCATCTTTTTAGTCGCCTATTCAGTTTACACCACGATGTGGGTGGCTGGAAAGAACTGATAGATGAGTACTGGATACCCAGTGACCTAGAAACATTTGCACCTTATTGGGTTACCCCCAACAGCATGTCTATGGCAGACTTTGAAGGGCATGACTACTGGGTAGCGAACGTTAGCGTACCTTTTGTATTTGATGGTGTTAAGCAAGTTCCTAAAATACACTTAATGGCTAAACAGGCACAGCAGTTGGGAATAGAAGTAGAAATAGCAATTATTGTTAGAGACCAAAACATTAACTTAGAGCAACAACGTAGAGTACGCAGAGAAGAAACACTACCTATTGCACAAGAATACTACTACACAGAATTGTTACCACATTTTAGTTGTCACTTCTTAGATCACGAAGCATTTTTCTTACATAAGGAACACTACTTAAAATGGACAAGCAAAATTTTAAACTTTCCCGTAGCATGGGATTCAGAAGATATTAACAAGTTTATTAACAAGGATGCTAATCATAAATATGTAAAATATGTTGATACATATTGGTTAGACGAACATGTACATGCAGGACTTAAACCTAAACAAGAACGAGGCATAAATGCAACTGATGGAAAAAATTAACGAGTGTCGTGTAGTCGTTGATCGCTGGAAAATGGCAATACATAAAATAGAACCAGGTACACAGGTAACTAGAACACCTGATGGCACTGATATTGTTTTATTGTCTGATTGTCGTCTTGATGGCCAAGACATGCTACTAAAAAAAGTCACCGCGGCATGTATGTTAACACAGACATACGAAATAGACACATTAGCCGATGGTCATGCTGTTATTATCAAACTGCCAGGTTTTAGATCATCTGAGCAAGTAGTGGGACTAGTTACACCTGGAGACTTGGGCAATCTAGTGTACATGGATGGGGCGACTAATACTAATATTGTTAATCCTGGACGTAGCGGTGATCCCTGTGTTAACTACGTAAATTTTCCAGCAGGTATGGTTCAAACTAGACACGTACACCCTAGTCATCGGGTCGGATTGGTTCTAAAAGGACATTGTACAACAGAAACAGAAAATGGACACAATGTAGACCTTAAAGCAGGTGATGCTTTTTATATGCCACGTAATACTTGGCATAATTTTGTATGTGATGATGAGGATATGATTGCATTTGTAATGCATCCAGACAGTGAAGATGGGCCCACAGATCAAAAAAATCCATTGAATACTCGTACATACCTTAAAGGCTAATTCAACTAAATAGTTAATAACGGATATTAAATTATGGCAACTTCATTGAAAGCAGTACTAGAAAACACAAAAGACATTTATATGAGCAATAGCAGTTTGGATGCACTGCTTGACTACGAACGTGTATTAGATGAGCTTGACTTATATGCTTTTAAAAACTGGAAAAAAGGCGAGCTAGTTAGCGGACCTACATTTGAAAAGTACTACGTAAGTGCTGTGTTTATGTGGCCCAATAAAGCAATGCCAGACCCTAGAGGTGCAGAGCGTTTACTACAATATGACTGTGAAGTAAAATATACCAAGGATACATTAGAGTATCCCATAAAAGTTGAAAGCCCAGATGATTTTAAAGCAGGCACAAAGGTTCCCAAACTTGCTAAGATGCCAGTTTGGTTGGTTGAAATCACTTTGCCAAAAAGTTTAATGCGTGACATTGAACGTGGCGCATTAGAACTTGAGAACGAGACCATCGACTTAGAAGACATCGAGCAGGCATACGAAGAAGGGTTTGATGAATCCCAGTTTAAAACAGATCAAGGTGAAATAAATGCAGAAGAAATTTAACGAAGGGTTAGAGTATGGCGATCTAAAAAGATCTGTTATCCCTGAAATAACCATCGATACATTTAAAAGTAAAATGGGCGATGATAAAGATATCTGCACAATTGCGTTATTATGTAAAGAAAAGAATCCTGCAATAGACTTGATGGCGTTCCTGGAAAAAAGTTATGATTGGTTATTAGATGCTGAAGTTAGTGCAGGAGAGCGTGACGACGGCAAGTATCTGGTATTCATTGAGGCAGACAGGAATAAAGAATTACCTACTCATATTCACCAGATGCTGGAAGACTTGCTCAACTTAACAGAAGATAAAATAGAAGACTGGAAGTTTAGGTATTACAGAAGCAAAGTCTATCATGATGTCACAGTAGAAAATTTAGCAAGGGAGATACCATTGACTCCAAGAGAATACAGTAAAGAACACCCTAGTAAAAAAGATATAAAGCGTAAGTCAGAATTAAAACAACTTCAGGCTGTCGCCAATGTGCCTATTAAGGCAGAACGAACCGAAGACAAGGATCTACAGGCACTACAGAGTGCCGCAGGAATAATTTAATCAACCAGGAGCACAAATGAAACTATCAAAGAATTTTTCACTTCAAGAATTTACAAAATCACAAACAGCATTAAGACAAGGTATTGACAACACACCACAAGGTAAGCACTTAGACGCTGCCAAGTTACTATTTGAAAACGTAGTACAAAAAGTTAGAGATAAATTTGGTATTACAGTTATCAACAGTGGCTACCGTGGACCTAAGCTGAACGAAGCAGTTGGTGGTTCGAGCAGTTCACAACACTGCAAAGGTGAAGCCGCTGACATTGAGTGTCCTGGTGTCCCAAATGCAGAAGTTGCACAATGGATTGTTGACAACTGTGCCTTTGACCAAGTTATCTTGGAGTTTTACACACCAGGCATTCCTGACTCAGGTTGGGTACATGTAAGTTACAACTTTGATGGCGCACAGCGTAAAAGCATTCTCACAGCACTAAAAGAAAACGGCAAAACTGTGTACAAGCAAGGACTAATAAAATGAGATTAATCACCGCTTTATTTGCTGTTTTAATACTTAACGGATGTGCATCGTACGATGCCGCCACAATGGCAAGGTTTGATAATAACGAATACCTACTTGCAGGTAAAGTTAGTGCCACAGCAGAAATTGCAAAAAGTTATTGTGGTGATCCAGGCATTGCAGGATCTTATGCAACTACTATCTGGGTTGCGGCAAGAGAATTGCAGTTGTATAGTTTTAACAGAAACGAAAACAAAGACGTAATAGAACTAACTGGTGCTCTGTATGAAATTGCAGAAGGATTAGGGAAAAAGTACATGGAGCACGAAACAGCAGGCGCAGCCGCTCCTAGTGCAGACTATTGCAAACTTAAAATGAAATCATTAAGCGCCAGCGCCGCTAAGGTACAGGAAGCTATAGGAGATAAAGAACTATGACATTAACTGAAATGTATGAAGTTGTAAAGAACATTAAAGCAGGTGACGATGCTATGCTCAAGGAAGTTGCTGGTAAGGTTGATGAACTCACTCACCTATTAGAAGCAAAGGACATCTCAGAATCTGAGTACAAAGAACTAATGGCTGACGTAGAACGTGAGCAGTTTATAGATGCAGAATGCAAGGATTTAGAAGGAAAAGCCGCAATAGCACAAGTCTTTAACTGGGCCAAAACAGCGGCATCATTTTTACTTTAGAGGAACGACATTGTCAGAGGGAACAGAGGGTAACACCGTAAGTAGGAAGATTAATATTGAAGTGGAGATAGACCCTATAGTTAATAGGGAAAGTCAAGTAAATCCATTTCAGAAATGGATATATTTAGCAAAAGCAGTTGATAGCTGGCGTATATTTCCAAGACTATTCTTAACCATTTACATTGTGCTACTGTACAGAACAGTAAATTGGTTTATGGGACTACCTGCACCCTCCATGGAACAATCAGGATTAATCTCAGTTGTAGTAGGTGCAGGTGCGGCATGGTTTGGTTTGTATGCAGGTACAAGCAAACAGAGTTCATCATTTAAAGGAGACAAATAAATGGCAGGACGTAAGGACATTGTATATCTAATACCAGAAGGTGAAACTCGAGATAGTCACACGTATCACTACACTTTACAAAAGACTAAGAATATAAAAAGTCAAAAAGTAAAGTTTCGTAAGTATAACCCAGTAAAACGTGTACACGAAATGTTTGTAGAAGCAAAAGCACCAGGGCATAATTAAGGAAAAAAATGGCTACTATAGCAAAAAACGACTGGATGAAAAACAGGTGGCGACCGGCGATGGGCTGGACGTACATGACAGTGTGTATATTTGATTTTATTGTTGGTCCGATACTATGGACACTTGCACAACAAGACGGGGGAGCAGTAGCACAACAATGGGCTCCACTAACTTTACAAGGTGCTGGATTCTTCCACATTGCAATGGGCGCAGTACTTGGTATTTCAGCATTTGGTCGCACAATGGAAAAGCGTGACAGTAAAGCAGGTTAATTGACAATCTGCTTTATACATAGTATAATATGTCTATGGATTACTATAAGTCACTGGGCGTAGAACGTTCTGCCAGCGCAGACGAAATCAAAAAAGCATACCGCAAACAAGCAATGAAACACCACCCAGATAGGGGTGGTGACGAAGCTCAGTTCAGACAACTTCAGGAAGCATACGACGTACTTGGTACGCCAAACAAACGAGCAATGTATGATGCTGGTGGGCACCGTAATCGTCAAAACTTTGACCCGAATGCATTCAATAATAGATTTGACCAAGGTGGGGTCGGAGATTTATTTGACTTCTTTGGTCGTAGACAACAACCACAGCAACCACAGCAACGTCGTAACAGAGATATGAAAATCACTGTGGAGATACCGTTACCTGATCTTACTGAATCACAAACTAAAACTATAAGAGTACAAACCAGTAAGGGCGCAGATACAGAGGTTGAGATACAAATACCTGCTGGAATACAAAACAATATGCGTATAAGGTATCCAGGGTTAGGTGATAACTTTTTTGACACCATTCCTAGAGGAGACTTGTATGTCTACATCAGACACCAAAATACTAAAAACTTGGTTAAAGTTACAGAAGTAGATGTTATGACCAGAGTCTATTGTGATTTGGCTACAGCAATAAAAGGTGGCAAAGTTCAGGTTGCAGGATTAGATGGGCCTATGTATAATGTAACTATACCTGCTGGAACACAAAGTAAGACTAAATTTAATATCAGTAATAAAGGGTTATGGCAAGATACAAATTGTAATATTAGGGGAAGCCTTATAGCTGAATTAAATATTACTATACCAAATATTAACGACAAACCTGAAATAGAAAAATTAAAAAAGGCTTTAAATGTTAGCACACAATCCTGAGATAGACACAATTATTGCTAAAGCAACAGATTATGCCAAGGAACTAAAACATGAATATGTTATAGCGGAACATCTGTTGCTGGCGCTTATTACTTACGAAAATTTTTCGATAATGTTAAAAAAGTTTGGTGCGGATTATGATAATCTGTCAGCGGATTTACGACTTTACCTTGAGGGCAGAAAAGAAATTGTTAGGGAAGGTGAAATTCTTCCTAAGAAGACCTATGCGTTAGAACGTATCTTCAATAGAGCATTTACACAGGTAATGTTCAGTGGTAGAGCGCATATGCAAACCATTGACTTATTTGTAAGCATATTGCAAGAATCTAACAGTCATGCCGCATATTTCCTATTGAAGTACGGAATTAATACGCAGAGCTTGGTAACGTTCTTTAATAAAAACTACACAGACAAAATAGGAAAAAGCAAACACCACCAACATGCAGATGCAGTCTTAGATGACTATTGTACAAATTTATCTGACTTGGCAACAAAAGAAAAAATAGATCCAGTTATCGGACGAGAATCAGAACTAGACGAGATATTTAATGTACTTGCTAAAAAGAATAAGTCAAATATCTTAATGGTAGGTGATCCTGGTGTTGGTAAGACTGCTATTGCAGAAGGATTAGCTCTAAAAATAAGTCAAGGAAATGCACCTGAATACCTACTACCGTATACCGTATATAATTTAGAAATTGGTAGTTTGCTCGCAGGATCAAAGTACAGAGGAGAATTTGAGGATAAAGTTAAAGAAGTATTAGAAGCACTTAAGGAAAAAGGCAACTGTGTCCTGTTTATTGATGAAGCACATCAAATGCACGGTGCGGGAGCAGGTAGCAGTAGCGGAGTAACCTTCGCAGAAATGTTTAAACCAGCTCTAGCAAAAGGTGACCTTAAGGTTATCGCATCAACTACCTGGGAAGAGTATACGCAGAGTTTTGAAAAAGATCGTGCATTGATGCGTAGGTTCCATAGACTAACAATTGAGGAGCCAAGTCCTGAGGTAGCAAAGGACATCCTATATGGATTAAGGGAAGGATTTGAAAAGTTTCACAAAGGAAAGATCAGTGACGAGGCTATTGAATCGGCAGTTGATCTAAGTGTGCGATACCAAAGCGATAAGAAGTTACCAGATAAAGCGTTGGACTTAATTGACACTGCGTGTGCTAAACTTAAAGTTAGGTCACCTAATTATGTACTACGTAAGAGTCATATTGTGGATCTGATTAGTAAGTTTACAAAGATCCCTATCGACCAACTTGGTGCAGAGGAAACTAACACAGGACTGCAAAACCTAGAAATAAACATTAAGCAAAAACTGTACGGGCAAGACACGGCAGTTGATACGGTATTGGAAAAGATTTATGTTGCTAGAGCAGGACTTAAAACTATCAATAGGCCGATCGGTAACTTTCTATTTTTGGGACCCACAGGCACAGGTAAAACAGAGTTTGCTAAATTACTAGCAGAGCACATGGGTATGAAATTAATACGTTTTGATATGTCAGAGTACCAAGAGAAACACTCTGTGTCTAAACTTATTGGTGCTCCTCCAGGATATGTAGGCTATGACGACGGTAACTTAGGTGGTGGCTTACTGGTTAGGGAAATAGAAAAGTCTCCCAATGCAGTTATTCTCTTCGACGAAATAGAAAAAGCACATCCAGACTTAAGCAGTGTATTGCTATCACTAATGGACGAAGGTTTTGTTACAAGCTCTAATGGTAAACGTGCAGACTGTAGAAACACTATTGTGCTAATGACCAGTAACTTAGGGGCGGCTGATAACGAACTAAACAACATTGGCTTTGGTAGAGACTTAGAAAAGTTGCATGAAGACGATAAAGCAATTAAAAAATTCTTTAAACCAGAATTTAGGAATAGGTTAGATGCTATTGTTAAGTTTGCAAAGTTAGACAATCTTGCAATGCGTAAAATTGTAGTAAAGTTTGTTAATGAACTTAATGAGCTAGTAAGCGACAAACACATTAATATTAGTGTTACTGAAGCAACTGTTGATTGGTTAGTTGACCAAGGCTTTGACAGTAAGATGGGAGCAAGACCACTATCTCGTAAGATTGACGAGGCGATTAAAGTACCATTGTCTAAAAAGATACTATTTGAAAATTGTGGTGCTGGCACTACAATTAAAGTAGATGTTGTTGACGGTGAGTTAGTGTTTGAGACAGACAACAAAATGTTATCATCGACGGTAAAAAAAGATGGACTCATTGTATTGGACCAGTTTAAACCCAAGGGTTAAACTGTTACGAACTAATAAGTTATTTTGGAACAAGTATGCCTTTAAGGTAAAGTTATACGTGCCTGGTGGTAACTATTTGTCTAGCTGGGTAAGTTCTATGTATAAGGACATAGATGCAATAACGTATGTGCAACGTAGGATAAAACAACATGCATCAATAAACAAGTTGCTGGTACAACCATACCATCAACATAAAGGAATAGAGGAACGCCAAGCAAAAATGGAAATATATTTGGCTGACCCAACCACATTGCAACTACTAAAAAAAGCAAAAATGGAAACGGATATTCAGTTTAGGGTACAAGAGCCAAACATAAGTTTATTTCATAATGACGAGATAGTGCTTCAAGAGGTAGTACAACGTCTTTCTAGTCTAGATCGACGACTGTTGGAAGTCTCTGGGGTAGTTGATAGCAAACATGCCAAGAGTCTGAAACCTAATGTAATTTTAAATAGTAAGGTACCATACAATTATAAGGTTTATCTAAGGCTAACACATCATGTCAGACACCATGGACCTAAAATTTTACAGTATCTAGATACTTTAGGCAAAGACAGCGTTACGTACCCGGACTCGCTTAAACATGAGCTTCAGACACGTGGGCATGGATGGCATACAATTACTTACTTTTACTGTAATGATCCTGGTATATTAGACTTTATAAATCTAATATGCCCTGATGCTTGTACAACTAACCAAGTTTATAAGTTAGTGCATTAACAGCATAAATAAGTATATTAATGAGGTAAACTATGGCTAAAATTCAAGAACAACATGTCGTTATTGCTTTAAGCAAACTCAAAAAGGATAGTGATCCTGATGAAATATTATTACCAGAAGAAGTTCTCACTTCATTAGAAGCAGTAGTGCAAGAACTTGTAGGTGACAATGTTATAGTTGAAATAGCGAAAAATTAATGGCAAAGAAAACAGTTACACTTATCCCTAGCACAACGTTTGGTTCAGCCGTAGGCAACTACGATGGTAGTAGTCTGAGTTTTACCAGCGACAAACACAAAGGTGATGGCTACTACGGCTATGCTGATGGCAGTCACACGGTTGCTATGTTCCCAACAATTCTGGAAGCAACTATTCGCATACAGGCTACACTAGCAACTGAACCTGTAGATTCTGATTGGTTCGATGTGGATAACGTAATACTAGGTAATGACAGTACGGCTCAAAGTACAGCAACAACATTTACCTTTACTGGTAATTTTGTCTGGATACGTGCTAAAGTAACTGATTTCCAAGCTGGTACAATAACTAAAGTTCAATATCTAAATTAATAGTTAATGCTAACTGTAGTATATGATCGTAGGAGCGAGTACGGTTTCGTACCTAACCTTATCCAACGTCTGGATATAAAACCCAAATCAAAAGAGTGGTGGGACCTGTGTATAGAACCACCATATAGTTTTGAGTTTAGATTTCTGCGATATCTTGATGCGGATCAGATCCCATACCAAGAAATATTGATAGATGACTACCAGGGTGCAGATGGTATCTATCCAATTAACTTAAACATATACGACAAAAGTATTGACTACTTTGCGTTAATTAGACCAGAGTCCTTGCAAAAAGTAAGGGAACACGCATTAAATATTGTATTCTACTACAGTGAGGGAGACGATGTTATGTTAGACATAGCAGGGCACCTCACAATACTAAGTAATCAATATAGTATACCACGCAAAAGTATTAAAATGGTGTGTGCAAATGCACTTGTAACTGATATACCTGGCTATTATTATATCCCAGACGACGAGCTATATTACAGATATCTACATCTAAATAACAGTGACTACGTTAAGCATATAAACTTGGATCAACGTAGTAAAAAGTTTACATTGTTAAACAGAATGGACAAACCTTTTAGGCGATTGTTTGCAGGCAGTCTACACTATCATGGACTTACTAACGATGCATATTTTAGTTACACTAACCAAAACTATAGCACACTGAGCGTAGATGAGAACAATGACCCTGTGTATGGCTGGAATAAGTGGTTTACCAAAACAAGACTAATTTTAGACAATTTTAGTATGCATTTGCCTATATATGCAGACTACTTGACAGACGACAAACATAATGACCACAAACATATTGAACGTAAATTTTATGAAGATGCATACTGGCACATAGTTACAGAAACACACTTTGCATCATGGACCGGATTTTTAACAGAGAAAACATTTAAACCCATACTAAACTTACAACCATTTGTTATAGTAGGTCCTCCAGGAAGTTTATTATTACTTAAAGATATGGGTTATAAAACATTTGGTAACTGGATAAATGAGGACTATGATAGGGTTGTAAATGATGAGAAAAGAATGTATTATGTATTTAAACTTGTGTGGCAACTTAGTCAGTTTACGCATGAGCAACACCAGGACCTTATGATAAAAATGGCTCCGGTGCTTAAACACAATCAGGAACTACTGTTAAGTAGCAAAAGTAAAAAGTTAACTAACCTAATAGATAAAATGTCATTATGACAGACTTAAGTAAGGTACACATACAGATTGCTATCCCAGCATTTAATGGTATGATGCATGTGTCGTGTTTTAATAGTTTATTGCAGTTTCTAATAGAAGCCAGCAAAGTAAATCTTAACTGGACATTAGACACAATGGGCAACGAAAGTCTAATACCTAGAGCGAGGAACAACCTAGCTGGTAAGTTTTTACATAACACCAATGCAACACATTTAATGTTTATCGACAGTGACATTAGATTTAACCCAAACGATATAATAAAACTACTTACAGCAGATAAAGACATTTGCTGTGGAGCATATCCTGTCAAACAAATGCCTCCACAACTTGTGATAAATGAACTAACCAGCGGAGAGTTAGAAGGTGACTTAGTAGAAGTCAACACAGCAGGTACAGGATTTATGTTAATTAAGCGTGATGTTTTTAACAAGATGATAGACAACTTTCCTAAAACCAAATACTCCGACAACGTTGGGCTAGGGGCACAGTATAACCCGTATTTGTATGCATTATTTGATACAGACATAAGCAAAGAAGGATACTACCTCAGTGAAGACTGGACGTTTTGTTTACGTTGGCGGTCGATAGGTGGTAAAGTTTGGATACATAAAGGCATAGACTTAGGACATGTAGGAACATATGAATATAGAGCACCTAACAAGAAGTAACTATATTATCAAACTAAGCATGTTATCTACCGGTAACCTTGAGATTAGTCATAATAACACATTGCAAAAAATACACAGTGTGGCTGGAGATCAATTCAATGTGAAGGTAGACATAGTGTGGGGTAATAATCACATTGTGATACGTGCTATTGATGATTCAGAAATAGAGTTTCTTAGACTAGACTCAGAGGTGCCTATTTCTGACTGGGAAGGCAAAAACCTAGCAGACTTAGCAGAAAATGTGTCGATAAAAGCAGGCGAAGAGAAACACTTTTTCTTTGTATACCCTGTAAGTCTGTCAGATGCATACTTAAAACTAAACAAAGACGATTTATTATACTATGAGTAAAGAAAAACTGCGATTTAATATATCATTACGTTCGACACATTGGGACAAGAAGCCAGAGTTTGTGGTTACGTTAAATGACACCGCAATAACACAAGGGGTTTGTGGTGGCACAGAGGAATGTTCTTTTTATCACGAATTATCTGAGGGCGATCACGAATTGCAGATACAACTAGTTAATAAAGAAGATTCAGATTGTGTACAAAACGAGGACAAAACAGAGATACTGAAAGACATGCAACTACACATTAACAGTATCAGTATAGACAACATTAACTTAGAGCACATTAAACATACTTGTAGTACATTTGTTCCAGAAGATCCCAAACAGCACGAAACCTTGACAGAATGTGTTGATTTAGGCTGGAACGGCACATATATCTTAAAATTTACCTCACCTTTTTATATTTGGCTTTTGGAAAACATGTAATAAATACAAGTATATAATTAATGGTGCTAATAAATGAATGTTTTTGACCTCTTTAAAGAATCCTATGGCGTTGGCGTAGTAGCCAGCAAGGCCCAAACAAAAGATCCACGGTATAGTCACAGTGTCACTGTTGACGTAAAGCCTGATACTTCTAAGAAGAACAGAAAAGCGTTAGGATTATCTGAAGCACAACGAGAGGATGGTTCTTTTGCAAGCAGGGACGAGTTTTATAAAAACATGTATCCCATGGCATTAAAGGCAGTTAGCAAATTAGGATTACAGATTCCACCTGAGTTGTTAATTACCCAATGGGGATTTGAGAGTGGATGGGGTTCTAAAGTTTCTGGCGATAATAACTTTTTTGGTATTAAAGCCGATAAAGGTTACGAAGGTGACAGTAAAGAAGTTGCTACATCTGAATATGAAGATGGTGAGAAAGTAAACATCAAAGATAAGTTTAGATCCTATGACAACGTAGACGACGCAGTAGATGACTATGTAGATTTTATTAAAAGTAACCCAAGATATACAGAAGCAGGCGTATTCGATGCTAAGAACAGTGAAGAGTACATGGCTGCTTTACAAAAAGCAGGATACGCAACTGACCCTGAGTATACAGATAAGATTCTAAAACAAGAGGCTATTACTAAAAAACAAATTGCAAAAGTTGTTCCACCTGAAGAACAGGAAAAACTTAAAGCGGAGCAACCAACAGTTTCTACAACACCCCGGGCGGCAGAGCCTGCTACCCCAGAATACGATGCATTTGGAAATGTAGTTACTGATAAAGGATTTGATCCGGATAACAGAAAAGCCCAACGGGCGGCAAATAATGTTGCTAAGAGCGACACAAAACAGGCAAGAGACGATGCTATTAATGCAGAGTTAGGTGGAGCAGATTCCGCTGGTGCAACACAAAGCACAACAACTCCAGCAGGATCGGCTGGCAGTGCGTACAGTATTAAGCCAGGCGACACGCTAAGTAAGATTGCTAAAAACAATGGCACTACTGTTAGCGCATTAATGAAAGCAAATCCTCAAATTAAGGATGCTAACAACATTAAAGCTGGTGCAAAATTAAACTTAACGACTCCAACACAAAAAGAACCTGCTGACGACAGCAACAAGTACGCACAAGCAGGCAAAACAGCCTTGCCTGATTCTGTAAGTGTAAAACAACGTGAACTAGACGATGCACAAGCAGGACTTGAAGCAATCACGTTAAACGGCACACAGGAAGAAGTAGCAAAAGCACAAGCAGATGTAGGCAGATTAACGAACGCAGTACAGTTTAACAAAGCCATGCAAGCAGGTGGTGTAGAGGGTCCCGGCACACTTACGAAAGATGACACTAAGTATCTCAGAGACAAAGAAGGTGCATTGTTACAAGGCAAAGACGATGTAACAAGTATTGCAGACGATGACCTAAACCGTAGACGTGCTGAAGCCTATGCGAATCAGCAAGAAAAAATGGGCAATACTGAAATAGCAGATGCCGCTCGTGCTGAAGCCAAGAGACACGAAGCATTACGCAACGAAAAGTTAACAAAAGGTATTACCTTTGGTCAAGGTTCTTTAGAACAGCAAGAACAACAAATGAAGCAGTGGGATAAGACTAACGCAGAAGGTGGAGATCCTACACAGAGTTGGAAAGGTGGTGTAATTACTGATCCAACGGAACTTACAGACTGGCAAAAAAGAAATCAAGAAGCAGATCAAAAACAAAAAGAACAAGGCAACTACACTGTCACTAAAGACATTGACGCCCTTAGAAAAGAAGTAGAACCCACTGTAGAACCTACTGTAGAACCTAAAGTAGACATGAGTACTGCTGGTCAAGCTGGAACCGACGACTTTATGAAGTCTGGTCCTGGTACTACACCAGAAAAGCCTGTTGTAAGCACAACACCAACAGGTCCTGAAGTAGACGACATATCAAAGGACTTTCCAGCAACACCTAAAGTTGACCCTTATCCTAATCCAGGTTACAAAGATGAAGAACTTAGAATTTATAACCAGTTAAGTGATGGGCAAAAGGCAAAAGTTGTTGGTGACTTTGAAAAGTCTAAAAATAACACTGCCCAGCAAAGAAAGAATATTACACCAGGTACTGGACCAACAAGTATCCCAGATGCTAAACCAAGATCATTACTGGATATCAAACACCAACAGACACTGAGTGACATTGAAGGTGGTAAGGTATTAGTAGACCCTGCACAAGCTCGTGAAATTAGTAAAGCATTGACACAAAACTACCCAAGTATTCAGGCAAGAAATGCCGCTATAGAAAAGTTGCGTTATACTGCACCAAGTCTACAGGATATACAAAAAGTCCCGGCGCCTATTGTGGATAAAAGCACAACGCTTGATACTAACACAGCACGAAATATAAACATAGCAACCAATAAGATAGGTGATGCTTACGGAGTATTAAGTCGAACAAACGCAAACGTACCAGCCGCTAAAACAACTGCCCCTAGGAGTGCTGTAGGTCAAGCAACAATAGGATCAAAGCAAACAGTAGGCGTAACAGATCAGCAAAGAGCGCAACGGCAAGCAGATGCAGATGCTAGGAAAGCACAGCAAGAAGCACAAAAGGCAGAAGCGACGGCGAAACAAGAAGCACAAAAAGCAGAACAAGAACGTAAGCGACAACAGCAAGCACAACAGAGGCCAGTAGTAACAACCGGATCAACACAAACAGTTAAGCCAGTTAGGTTTAGTCCTAGCGGCGGCATTGCAGGTGAAAGTGCCATCTTTAGGGCTATAAACAAGTGAAAGTAGTGGACATACAGTTTGATTTACTATGTAAATGGTCTAAGGCACCACCGACATACAGGTTGTACTGTAACGGAGATTTACTAACAGAGCGCACATATACTTTTGATAACACAAAAGCGTTCGTGCGTGAACTGTCAAAGGTAGAACTACCAGCAGGAGAAAGTGAATTTGTTGTTGAGAACATTAATCCTGAATTAGGGACATTTGATGTGTGTAACATCTGGATCGCTGGTAAAGAAACAAATAGTCTTAAGTTTACGGTAGCATAAATACAAAAAAAGGTTAGTAAAATGAAAGCAACAGACATTATTGAAGAAGGCATTTTAAGCGACATGGCTGCCAAAAGCGAGCAGGATCATGAGATCCAAATGGCTCGTGGGCAGTTATATAAGACAGCAAAGTATGCTATTGAACTACACAACATGTTAAAAGGCATTAGCGAAGAGCAAGGCTTAGAAGCATGGGTTCAAGCAAAGATTACTAAAGCCGCAGACTACTTGGGTGCTGTTAAGCATTACTTAGAATATGAAATGTTATCTAACGGTGAGATGCCAGTAGAAGCAGTTGAGCCTGAAGTTGAAACAGAATTAGAGTTAGGTGAGACTACTACAGCAGGTGGAGTTGCAACCAGTATGAGCGGCAACGGATTTGCTAGTGGCGGCCCAGGTGATAAGAAAAAGGTTATTAAACGATAATGAGTAACGATATCTACAAAATACTAGAAGGTATGGACAGCATTAAGTCTAGTCATAAAGACCAGGTTAAAGGATCTGACAGGCCCAGTAAGGGCGAAAAGAAGTATGATGGTCCTTATACTAAACATCCTTTCCAGGGTAAACTTGTGGGTGAAGTTAAAGAAGATGAGTTATCAGAAGAGTTTGACAAGTTTGATAACTCAGAACTAGTAACAGAGGCACAGTTTGATGAAGCCGCAGGCGAGAAAGACGCTTGCTACCATAAGGTCAAGTCACGTTACAAAGTGTGGCCCAATGCATACGCAGGTGGTGCATTACTTAAGTGCCGTAAAGTTGGTGCCAAGAACTGGGGCAATACGGGTAAAAAGAAAAGCAACGAAAACGTAGAGCTTGATAACAAATTAGATGTTAAAAAGTTGTTAACTAGCCTTAGTAATAGTAAAACCGTTAATAGTGACAGACTTGTAGACGCAATTGAAATGCGGTTCATGCATAACATGACCTACAAAGAAATAGGCGAAGAATTAGGTGTTGGTCCTCAAAGAGCCGCTACGATTATTGGAAAAGCACTACGCTTACTGAGGGCGCAATACGCTAGGCCTTAGACTTTAAAAAAATGGATTAGGCATAGAATAGAAATGAGAATAACAGACTTTATAACAGAAAAATGCTGGAAAGGCTGCGATCTGCTCGACCAGGTGATCATGGCGACCAGCCCAGACGCCTTTGCGCAGTTTCAGGCTCGCTTGGATATGCTACCTAAGCCTAATGACCGTTTACGCAAAACTATGCTCACGCCTGCTCCCTGGTTGAGCAGAGAAGACCCAAACAAAAACCGAACTGGCAAAGCCAAGAACGTTGTTACCAAATGACCTTAATAGTAGAAGAAATTACAATTTGTAGAGGGTGCTGGCATCCCGCACACTGTGGACACAGTTGTGTAGATGAGGACTGTGATTACTGCTCGGAATGCCATTGTGAAAAATGTAGAGAAGAACATGCGAGCAAGCGAAATAATACGTGAAGAGCCAGTAGCCAGTAGTTGGATTACTGACTTGGATTATTTTGTTTTTGATAACGGTGGTACCGCTGTTAGAATGAAAACCAAAGGTGGTGGAGAGTACTATATAGATGGTGCATCTCAGACTGACTACGATAGATGGATGCAGGCAATAAGCAAAGGCAAACACTGGTGGTCGGACATCAAATATTCTTATTAATAAAGGAAATTAAAAATGGCAAGAATTAAACAAATGGTCACTAAGGCACACAGAGTCCAAGGTCGATAAATACTACTATGCTTATAAGAGAATTGTTTGAAGACCAGAGTCCAGTAGCACCGTTAAATAGACCGTTGCCAGACACCCCCACCGATACAGACCTAGCACAATTAGGTCCTGACGCTGAAACAATTATGGCTATTACACAAGATGCTGGCACAAGAGCCGCCATTAAAGCACTAGCAAGTAAAATTGCTCGTAAAGAACAGTCATCTGACTCTAAAACATATAGAGACGCACCTTATTTACAGTTAGTGACAAGTATGGGACAGCACCCAGAGTTAGCTGATGAGTATAATCGAATCAGCAGTACTGCTGTACGTAAACAGCAACAACAACAACAAGCACAACAGCAGGCACAACAACAACGCCCAGGCAGTAGTTTATCTACGATCAAGTCAACTGGCACAATTGCACCTTCGTAATTTAATTTATTCAACAAGAACAAAGGAGGTTAAAATCGTATGTATGTATGGAACCACATAGATAATATAGATCCAGATATGGTTCTAGAAATTAAAGATTATTATAGAAACAGTTACAGTTTACAAAAAGAAGTACAAAAAATAATCTATGAACAAGACAACGGTTTTGTAAAGTTAAAAACAGAGGACGTATTTGAAAAATGTCCTAAGTTTACATATTGGTGCGAAGATGTTGCAAAGATTAAGATAGATTATATAGGATATCTAATCAGTGCTCCGTTTTATACTTTAAAACATTGCCACATAGACACAGACACTACTGGCGTAGGAATTAACTTTCCTGTATCTGGTTGTGATCACACTGAAACAATATTCTACGAACCCAACAATAATGTAAGAAGTGTATTGCTTGACGAACATGCCCATAAAACTCGCATTGTTTGTTATAGCGACAACTGGGTACAACTAACAAAATACAGTTTACACACACCCACAATATGCATTAACACTATACCGCATGTATTCACAAATACCGGAGAAGGACTCCGTATATCAATGACTGTGAGATGTACTCCAGATACCGTGCCTTTTAAATTAATGAAAGGCTGGGACACCAGCAAAGATGCTATAAGATGGGGAGTTGATTGGTATGAAAGTTGGTACGGGCACCCTAAACCACCGGAGAATAGTTAAATGTGGTACTGGAACTGGCTGGATTGTGATGAGCGTGTAACACATGACATACAGCGTTATTACAACACAAGTCAGGATCTACAATGGATTGTGAAAAAAGCAATAGCAGGGGCATATCATACGTTTGTGCGGATGGATCTTCAGGGGTTTGTAGACAACTGCCCGTTACTTACACGATGGATGAAGCGTAACAACGTATATCCAGCTTATATGATATTCTTTGTATCAAGCCCGCATGACGATCCCGACTACAAACACACTGATATAGACGAAGCTGGTGTATCTATTAATTTTCCCATAGCAAATTGTCTAGGCACTTCATGTATATTTTATCACAAACCAGATGATCTGAAGATTAATCTAGTTGACTTAGGTAACGGACATGTGTATAATGATTGTTTAACAGAAAAAAAGTGGCACGAGCATTCAAGATACGAACTAGTAAAACCTATAATAATGAATAATCAAGTACCTCATAGGTTTACAAATCCTAAAGACTCTGTTAGAATATCGTTTAGTATTAGGCTTGATCCTACAAAAGAATTACCAACACACTTAATCAAGGAAAATTAATGAAAATTTATAACACTGAACAAAAAGCAAAACTTAATCAGGTTATTAACGAAGGCATTGCAGTTATGCAAGAAGTCGAAGACCTTAATGCTGGTCTTAGCGATACTATTAAAGCAGTAGCAGAGTCTATGGACATTAAACCTTCAGTGCTTAAAAAAGCAATTAGAATTGCATTTAAATCAAAACTTGGTGAAACTACTCAAGACCACGAAGAAACTGTAAATATCCTAGAAACTGTCGGCAAGACACTCTAATTGGGAAACATCAAAAACTTTTGGGTTAACAGTTATAAAAGTGACCACATAGCGTTCTATCTTGAACTAATTAGTTTTGTTACAACAGTTGGTGCTAGTGCAACCTTGGCGTTTACAGCAGACGCCCCGAATATGATTGTGATATACCCCGGCTTCTTTGTTGGGTGTATTACGGGTGCAATAGCATACTTGCGTAGAAGGTTACCTTTTCCGTTTTTGTTAACTAGCTGGTTTGCATGTGTTAACATATTTGGATATGGTGTAGCATCTGGATGGTGGTAATATGTCTTGGCAATGAAAACTTATTCGATAGACTTCCCCTTTACCGATTATAGTACAATAAACATATGAGTTACATAGACGCATTTCATGACAAAGACACAGATAGAATACACGTCGTAGAACGTATTAATGGTGAGAGAATCTACAACGAGTTTCCTGCCAATTACGTATTTTATTATGATGACCCTAAAGGCAAACATCGAACTATATACGGCACACCAGTAAGTAGATTCAATACACGTAACGGCAAAGAATTCCACAAAGAGCAAAGAATACAAGGCGGTAACAAAAAGCTCTGGGAGTCGGACGTTAATGTAGTTTATCGCTGTCTAGAAGAAAACTATCTGGGCCAAGACGCTCCCAAACTACAAACATGTTTTTTCGATATTGAGGTTGACTTTGATCCTGAGAAAGGATTTAGCCCGCCCAGTGATCCGTTTAACAAAATAACTGCAATAACAGTTTACTTAGACTGGCTTGGCAAACTAATTACTCTTGCAATCCCACCTAAGGGTATGAGTTGGGAAGAAGCACAAGATGTGGCAAACCAGTTTGATGATACATTCATGTTTACTGACGAAGCAGACATGTTGGATCAGTTTTTAAACTTAATAGATGATGCAGACATACTTAGTGGCTGGAACTCAGAAGGTTATGATATTCCCTACACTGTTTTGCGTATTAATAAGGTATTAAGTAAAAATGATACCAGACGTTTTTGTCTATGGGGGCAATATCCTAAGAAGCGCACCTTTGAACGTTTTGGTGCAGAAAATCTGACATTTGATCTTATTGGCAGAGTGCATCTAGATTACATGCAACTCTATCGTAAGTACACATATGAGGAACGCCATAGTTATTCACTAGACGCAATCGGTGAGTATGAACTAGATGAGCGTAAGACTCAATACGAAGGTACGCTGGATCAGTTATATAATCAGGACTTTAAAACGTTTATTGAATATAACAGGCAGGATACTGCATTGCTGTTTAAGTTGGATCAGAAACTAAGGTTTTTAGATTTAGCAAACGACCTTGCACACGACAACACAGTGCTACTACCAACCACAATGGGTGCTGTGGCTGTCACAGAGCAGGCAATTATTAACGAAGCACATCAGCTGGGTATGGTTGTTCCTAATCGCACGAGAAGAGGCGAAGAAGAAAATACACAAGCGGCAGGTGCTTACGTTACACAACCTAAAAAAGGCATGCATGACTGGGTGGGTGCTATTGATATTAACTCACTGTATCCTAGTGCTATTCGTGCTTTAAACATGGGATCAGAAACTGTCGTGGGACAACTACGTCCTATTATGACAGACAGTTACTTGAACGAGAAACGTGTCGCAGGTAAAACTTTCACAGACAGCTGGGACGGATTGTTTGCGTCACTGGAATATACTGCTGTTATGGAAATGCAAGCAGGCACTGAGATAACAGTAGACTGGGCGAATGGTGAAAGCACCGTACATACAGGTGCAGAACTCTGGAAGATGTTATTTGACTGTAATCAAAGTTGGACACTGAGTGCTAACGGCACTATCTTTACATACGAAAAGAAAGGTATTATTCCTGGACTGTTAGAACGTTGGTACGCAGAACGTCAAGAACTACAGGCAAAGAAGAAAGAAGCAACAGACACAGAGGACATTGCATTCTGGGACAAACGACAGTTGGTTAAGAAGATTAACTTGAACAGTTTGTACGGTGCTATCCTTAATCCAGGTTGTAGATTTTTTGACAAACGTATTGGACAATCAACTACACTGACTGGCAGAAGTATTGCTAAACACATGGATGCGTTTACAAATGAATGCATAATGGGTGTGTACGATCATACTGGTGAAGCCATTATATATGGTGATACAGACTCTGTTTATTTTACTATGTGGCCCGCAGTTAAGGAAGATGTTGAGGCAGGTCGATTAACCTGGAATAAAGATGTAGTTATACAACTATATGATCAAATTAGTAGTTCGCTTAATGAGAGTTTTCCTAAGTTTATGGCAAAAGCATTTCATTGTCCAAAACACATGGGAGAACTTATCCAAGGTAACAGGGAACTTGTTGCTACTAAAGGCTTGTACATTAAGAAGAAGCGTTATGCGGCACTGATATATGACATGGAAGGGTACAGGTTAGATACTGAAGGCAAGCCAGGCAAAGTAAAAGCCATGGGACTTGACCTAAAACGGTCAGACACTCCTCCTGTAGTACAGAAGTTCCTAAGCGAGATATTATTAGCCACACTAACAGGTGCTAAAAAAGAGGAAATATACGACACGGTACGTGAGTTTAAAGTTGCGTTTAGAGAGCGTCCAGCATGGGAAAAAGGCACACCTAAACGTGTCAACAACTTAACCAAGTACTCAGCCGCTGAGAAACGTGAGGGCAGAGCAAACATGCCCGGACACGTAAGAGCCAGTATGAACTGGAACAACTTATGTAAAATGATGAGCGACAATTACAGTCAGAAGATTGTTGACGGTATGAAAGTTATTGTTTGTAAACTTAAACAGAATCCGTTAGGATATACTAGTGTTGCTTATCCCACAGACGAATCACATATTCCACAGTGGTTTAAAGACTTGCCGTTCGATGACGACTTGATGGAGGCCACTATTGTTGACCAAAAAGTAGAAAACTTACTAGGAGTACTAGACTGGGATATTCCTAATTATACAGGAATAACTACTACATTTGACAGTTTATTTGATTTTGAATAATTATTGACGATAAATAGTTATGTATGCGACTCAGTCAGTTACTCAAATTAAAGCAGGATCTTCAAAAACATAATAATAAAATAATTGAAGATGCTATTAATGATGCCATTGCACATGTTAATCAACTAGCAATGGTTCCTGCTAGGCTGCCTGAAGCAGACACCTTCCAATCCCTAAAGTCTGAATATAGGAATCTATTACCAAATCTAAGGAAAATAGATGAGCACAAACGAACTAAAATTCAAGACTTAGATGAGAAAATATCTGAATGGGGCAAACAGTATTATATAGACAGTTACGACATGTATGAATCGCAACACAAATTAGCTGATGTTGCTACTAACAGGGACATACGTAAGTTGTACATGTATGATAATGTCAGAGAAGTTGTTAAAACAAGAATATACACATATGTAGATTGGCGCTACCCTACGTTAGAGATAGGTCCTGGAGACGGTGATTTTACACAACACTTAATTGCAGGAGACCCATTATATGTTGTTGACATTCATCAGGAATTCTTAGACAGTACCAAAAAACAGTTTAATGAGTTTTACGCTACCAAAAGACTTAGACCTTATCTTATTAAAAATAACTATGACCTAAGTGCCTTACCACAACAACAGATGGGGTTTGTGTTAGCATGGAACATTTTTAACTATTTTCCACTGGAAGGAATTAAAGAGTATCTTAAAGAAATTTCTAAAGTAATGCGACCAGGTGGAGTCTTGCTATTCAGTTATAACAACTCTGACAGATGGCAAGGTGCTGAAATGGTAGAAAATGCTTTCATGTGTCATACTCCCAAACACGTACTTTTGCCTTTATTAGAGAGTTTAGGATTTGAGATTATAACCAGCAAGGATTACGACCCAACAGTAAGTTGGGTAGAGGTGCGTAAGCCTGGTGTTATATCAACCTGTAAAGCTCACCAGACGATGGGCTCAGTAATTCAAATTTTAGATCCAGACGAAGATCCAATAAGTGTAGTAGCAAGGGCTCAAGAAGAATTAAGAGTTTCCCTAGATGCACAGACACGTTTTGACCTACAGAGACATAAACCAGACTGGTTTGACGCAGTCATACAGTATAGAAAAAAACACAACATAACTATTGAAAAGGCACTAGAGATTGTATTTGAACAAGTAGGACTGGATCTCAATAGTGTTAAGGAACATAAAACGCAGACTCTTTTAACAGAAGAACGCAAACCACAGGAACAAATTGATCTTGAACGACAAGAAAATTTAGACCTGGCAAAAAAAGCCCGAAAAAAATAACAAATAATTCTTGCTTTCTACCTCAATATCAACTATAATATCCCTAAAGGAGAACATTCAATGAAAGATAACTTATTAGACCTAGTATCGCATACATTTGCACTTGGTAATGTAAACAAACTTAAAGTGCAAGGTACTGCAACAGAAACAAAAATTAATTCTATAGCAGAAGACAAGACTGTTATTATCGAGGGTACATTTAAAAAGCCTATTAAAGAGCTCGAAGGCACGTTTGGTATGCCTAACCTGAGCAAACTTAATATTATTTTAGGCATTCCAGAGTACAAAGACAACCCTAACATTTCAATTAGTACACAAGACAAAAACGGTGAGACTGTTAAAACAGGTATTAGTTTTGAGAATGCCGAAGGTGACTTTAAAAACGATTACAGATTTATGAGTAAAGAAGTTGTTGAGGAACAACTTAAAACAATTAAGTTTAGGGGTGTTAAATGGAATGTAGACTTCAGTCCTACCGACGCCAGTATCCAGCGTTTTAAATTTCAGACACAGGCTAATGCAGAACACCCAAGTTTTATTGCTAAGTCAGAAGGCAACGACTTAAAATTCTTCTTTGGTGAAGCAACAAGTCACGCAGGTAACTTTGTGTTTGCCGCAGATATTGAAGGCAAAGTTACCAAGCCTTGGTCATGGCCCGTAGCACCTATTACAGCAATACTGGGTCTTATTGGTGACAAAACTATCAAATTTAGTGACGAAGGAGCGGCTATGCTTACAGTAGATAGCGGTATTGCAGTATATAACTACATTATTCCAGCACTTACCAAGTGATAGAACTTAACAACAGTTCTCCTGCGTAGTGACGTACTTCATTGACAAGATAAGAGTTGAACATTCTTCTAACTCAGGAACAAGCATACTACATGGATACATTCCTAGTGTAGGACTCACTTATTATAGTGGACAAGGACACACAGTAGGACAATGTTACAAGTGTCCTGACCAACCGGTAGTGTATATTAATACACCAAAGTGTGCGAGTAGTTTTATGAAGACTCATTTACTTAATCTAGGGTGGGAAAATAAATTTTTACAACTAGGAGACTGGGTTGCGGATAATCCCTCTGATATGATGCCAGTCAGCGACGTAGAAAAGTTCATTGTTGTTATGAGAGATCCTTATGATAGATGGTTAAGTGGTATAGCAGAATACTTTGGTGAATATTTTAACGATCACGAAGGCATATTTGAATACTTGAATAATCCGTTAACTCTAAAGTTATTAGCACAAAGAGTATCGTTTGATGATCATACTGAAAGCCAATTATTCTTTTTACAGAATGTACCGTTAGAAAAATGTGTGTTCTTAAGACAGGAACAAGGGCTTAACTTTAAAATTTCAGAGTACTTCAGAACTGTTCTAAATATACCTAACAATATATCAAGTGAAAAGCCAGTGCATGTCTCAACAGGCGGTTCCTGGAACGGCAGAGTAAAACAACATTTAAATAGACTTTTAAGAGAAAACAACGTAGAATACATGAATGTCTTAAAGACTATGGAACAAGATTACGAATTTATGGATAACATAGTGCATTTTTATGGCGATTGAACAAGACAACTTGTCTGCTAAACAAAAAGACTACGCAGTCTACTTGCCTGCGCTTAGTAGTTTTTATACGGCATTTGTAGGTAAACAACAAGAGACAGGCAACTATGTAGATCCTGCTAGAGTGCCCAGTAGTTTCCAAAATGGTGTGGAAAGTCTAAACTTCCTTAATGAAAAAGAAGGAATGTTTACCTACAATCAAGCATTATATAGTGCAGGACATGCAGTGTTAGATGTTGCTAAAGACCATCCTAAAGACTGGATGGTAACACGTCGTGACAGGAAAAAGAATCTCATCGTAGGTGATTCAGGTGGCTTTCAGATTGCAAAGGGCACCTGGGAAGGCAACTGGCCCGACACTACAGATAAAGCTACAAGTAAAAAACGTAAACAGGTGTTGACCTGGTTAGACTCAGTTTGTGATTATGGAATGACACTTGATATTCCTACTTGGACTGTGCATGACAAAAAAGCAAGTGCAAAGACAAATATTAAAACATACCAACAGGCTGTCGACATAACACAATTTAACAACGAGTACTTTATTAAGAACAGAACAGGTGCCTGTAAATTCTTAAATGTGCTTCAAGGCAGTAACCACACTGATGCTGACCATTGGTATAGTTTAATGAAGAAGTACTGTGACCCAAAACAGTATCCCAATGACCACTTTAACGGTTGGGGCATGGGAGGTCAGAATATGTGTGATCTGCATCTTATTCTAAAACGTCTTGTAACGCTACACTATGATGGTTTACTACTACCCGGCACACATGACTGGATGCATATCTTAGGTACAAGTAGACTAGAATGGGCATGTGTCCTAACAGATACACAACGTGCGGTTAGAGAAAATTACAACCCACAATTTACTCTAAGTTTTGATTGTGCGAGTCCCTTCTTAGCAACAGCCAACGGACAAGTGTACACTGTAAACGAACATCCAGACCGGGGTAAATGGGTATACAGAATGCGTCCCTGTGTTGATGACAAGAAGTATCATAACGATACACGACCATTTGTGTCAGCAGTGTTACAGGATGGGTTATTTGATAACTTTACTGACAGCATAGTAACCCAAGGCATACAGTTGAAAGATGTCTGCATTTATGCCAACGGTGACCTCAATAAAATTGGCAAAGAAGGCAAGACCTCTTGGGATAGTTTTAGTTACGCCATACTGATGGCACACAATGTCTGGATGCACATTAAGGCAGTACAAGACTCAAATGTTCTGTATGACCAGGGCAAGATGCCAAGAATGCTAGTAAATGACCTGGGTGCTGGCACTGCTATTAGGGACATAATTAACGAAGTGTTTGCACAGCCCACTAAAGAAAAGAGCCTTGCAATTATTGAAAAACATAGCACACTCTGGATGCAAGTAGTTGGAAACAGAGGATTCTCAGGCAAGAGAGCTCTAAACGCTAATACACAGTTTAGCAATTTGTTTGAAATGGCTTGACATCCTAGTCGAGTAGCCTTATAATAACACAATACTAATCATACGTAAGGTGTAGGTTATGAAGCTACTAGTAATAACTGTTTGTGCAACCCTACTGTCAGCATGTGGCGGAGGTGGTGGGGGCGGTGGGGGCAATCTTCGCCAAGGAAGTCCTGTTTCTTCTCCCACACAATCATCAGCTGATGTAGACTTTGCAACACCGATTCGAGCTGGCACCTACGAGCTGTTTACATCTGGTAGTACCAGTACTCCTGTACAAGACATATTTGTACAGGACTTAAATGCTGACTCTAAAGAAGAAGTTATTATTGCAGGTAGACAGAGTGCAAGCGCATTTAGTGCTTGTACCGGTGATCTAGACTGTAAAAAAGCCGCATACCAAAACAGTCAAATTAGTATATATGGCTTTAATGCCAGTAACATACTGGTTAACCAAACAGGTGATTGGTTTACGGGTAATGATCATCAAATAATAGGATCAGAGCCTAGCCTAAGGTTTGGTGACTTTAATGGCGACAACAGTATAGACATGGCAGTGGGACATTCTACTGACATGGAACACTTTGGTCCTTTAATCGTATATAAAAACACAGGCGCAAGTAGTTTTAACAGAGAAGACCATGATATTGGTGACAAGTGGATGCACGATATCGGGGTAGGCGATGTTAACCAAGATGGGTTTGACGATGTTATTGTTGGTGGTTACAGTAACATGGTTGTTATGTTGGGCGGAGCGGCAAACTTTACACAACTAGACACAACACATAGTGGCAACAGTGGTTTGGCTATAGGAGACTTCTTGGGTGATGGGTCAGTAACATTTGTGTTTGTTGATTCGACCGGTGATGGCGATGTAGATGACGACACCACGTTAATGAGTTTTAGTCAAACAGGTGTTAATACAGGAGAGTTTACTAGAATATCAAGACTACCCAGCTCACGTTTTGAACTCCCTTTATATGACGAATTGTTTGATCCCACACAAAACGAACGAGGTCACGACATTAGAGCAGTACCGTTTGACTTCAACAACGACGGCTTACTGGATGCTGTGGTTGTCAGCGTTAGCACGGGTCCATTGGATAATAAGAACAGAACAGAAATACAGTTCTTACAAAATGCAGGAGCAGGCAACTTCATTGACGTAACAGATGACTTACGTGTTGGTTGGGATTTATTTACAAACGGTGACTACAATCCACAGTTGGTTGATGTTAACGATGACGGCTTAATGGATATTTTATTAAGTGCGCAAAACTTTGGCAATTCTGAATCTACGAGGGTATTACTGCAAACAACTGAAGGCAAGTATGTACAAAGTTTTACAGACGTATTTGCTGACTTTGCAACAACAGTACAGGGGTTAGAGACCGAAAAAAATCAGGTACTTAATACTGTTAGATTCGTTACCGGTCCTGGTGGTGCCAAGTTTCTTGTTACAGCAGTTACACTTAACGATGGCAGTAATGCACTTTACACAACTAAACTAGGCAATGCAGGTGGCACCACAGCACAAGCCAGCATTGCCCTAATACAACAGGTATGGCCTTACATAACAGACGAACTAGCCGCACAGATCCTAGCTGGTACAGCATTTACAGACTTTGAAGGCTTTGATCCTGCTGTGCATGGCTTTGGAATTATTGACATAGAACGTGCATTGTTGCCAGTAGGTGAATTACGCCTGCCGCTAGAAGGCAGGGATGGTACCGTTGCAATTACAGGCTTACTAAGTGGTGTTAACTTTGGTAATTTAGATAGAGTACAGGCAGTAGACAGTTTAGGTAGAGGATTTGAGATTGGCATTAACAGTATGCATAATCCTCAGCAACAAGATATCTGGTATGACATTAGTTTTACTAATGACAGTTACACCAGAATGGACTACAACTTTAACACCGTGTATGATAATGGTGTTGTCAATTACAGTCCAACAGATGAGTCTGGAAACTACACTGTGGGACTTAAGAACATTAAACTACTGAAAGACTGGTACTTACAGGGACAATACACTGTATTAAATGCACAAAATCCCTGGTTTAACATGTCTGGTATGTGGGGTACTATAAACAGTTCTACTACATTTGAAACTGTGGCAACACATCTACACAACGACTTTACCTTTAACCTTGGTACTATGTATACTAACACAGACTTTGAACCAGGATTGGTTACTGATGTAAGTTCGCTAACTAGTGTGTGGTCAGAAGTAAGTTGGCGACGTGCAGGTTTCAGAGCCGCAGTGGGCACAATGCCTTATTTGGTAGACGGTGGTATAACATTAAGATTGCCCACAAGTATTGACTTTACTGGCTCAATACAATATACTGAATTTGACTACAAAATAAGAAACACATTTGCAGAGTATGTTAGTTTAGGTTATAAGAAGCAACTTAACTTTAACACCAGTGTTAGCGTAGATGGTTACACTAACGGATATGGATTTAGTAAAACACAATTGAAATACAACTATACATTTTAAATAATATTATGAAAACAATTATCTTAGCAACACTACTTACAATATCAACTCCTACATGGGCTAACCAAGCATGTATGGGGTACTCTAGAATGGCAGAAGACATCGCAACAATGCTAGTAGAGGGCATTAACCCCGACAACATTAACTTTGTCGACCCAGGTAACCCAGTGGACAAAGGTGCACAAAACTCAGGCAATGGGTTGGTTAGGCGCATACAACAAATGTTGGCTAATCAGAGTACACCAAGAGAGATCAGGGACATTATATTACAAGATTGTTTAAACCCAAACGATGTCAAATCTTAGGAGAATAAAATGTTATCTAATAGACTTGAAGCACTCTATGAAAAACACCAAGAGCTAGAACAAGAACTTTGCTTTCTAGTTAACGGACATCCGCATGTTCAGGAACAGAGAGTAAAAACAATTAAGAAACAGAAGTTGCTGATTAAGGACGAACTACAACATCTTAAAACTGTGGATAAATGAAAAGCATTGTAGTCGGGTTAGGTATAGGCAATCTATATAAGTCTGTCTTAGAACACATTGGTAATGAAGTAGTAACTGTTGACACTGACAGTGCCAAGAATCCTACTTATACCGACTTATCAAAATCTCTGACATCTCAAGAGCTAAGTTTAAATGGCAAGTTTGTTACGGGACACGTATGCACACCAAACTTTACACATTATAGTGTAGCAGATACAATAGCACCCTACTGTGATATTGTATTTGTAGAGAAGCCAGGTGTTAGAACTGCTGACGAATGGCAACAGTTAGTAGATAGGCATCCTGACACAAAGTTTATACTTGTTAAAAATAACATGTGGCGTAGTAATATCAAAGAACTACGTGAACATGCGCAACAAGCAGAATCTGTTGAGCTTAATTGGATAAACAAAGATAGAGTACCTAGTCCGGGTACTTGGTTTACCACGATGGACCTCGCATTTGGTGGTGTTAGTAGAGACCTTATGCCACATCTACTAAGTTTATATATGGCATTTGATGACGATTGGCGTCAAGCAGAACCAACACAAGCACTAGCACACAGACGTTATGAGTTGTCAGAATTATCCAACACTGATTACGGGGAAGTAAATACTAATGGCGTTTACAATGTAGACGACTTATGTAAATTTTCTATTAACAAATATAAACTAACCGCCGATTGGCGTGACACACAATCTGATAAACGTAATATAATTTTCTCTAACCCGGACTACACGTTTAAACTAGGATTATGCCCAGAACTAGCATACGAGAATATGATACGAGACTGTATCTATAATCGTAACACAGAAGGTTTCTGGCAAGATCAACTGGAAAAAGACTTGTGGATACACAAACAAATTCAAAACTTATAATGGATGTCAAACTATTAGTTACAGACGGTAACGGTACATTTGCCGAAACGGTCTGGTCCAAGCCTGAAATCACCGATACTGAGATAGAAGTTAAAGCCATTATGACTGGCGTGTGTCGTAGTGATATAGACATGATGACTGGTCAGTTTGGTCCGTTGCCGATACACATGAGCGGGCACGAAGGCTTAGGGCAAGTTACTAAGATTGGTAAGCACGTTACAGACGTTAATGTTGGTGACATTGTCGCTACTCGTGGTGAACCTGCTTATGCAGATTACTATAACGTAAAGCGCAACGAGTATGTGATTGTGCCAGAAGCAAGTCCGGACTACATATTAGAGCCCGTTGCATGCGGTATAAATGTTGTCGAACAGAACTTACAACAGATACAGTTACGCCAAGATGAGGGTTCAAGACTGCTTATCAAGGGCAGTGGCTTCCTAGCATATTGTGCATATACCACGTTACAACAACGTAATGTAGACTTTGATATAGATGTTGTGGGCTCAAGTAACCAACATCTATGGGGCGACAAGTTACAGACTGCTCCTACTGGAGAGTACGATATTATCATCGACCTTAAGGGTGACACTAAAACATTTACAGACCCCATATATAAAGAGAATGCGCTAATTATCGTAGGCTCCAACATGCAGGTTAATATGAACTTAAACAACTTGTTATGGAAAGCAGTAACAGTAACATTCCCAAGTCCACGTAACCCCAACTTTATCAAATGTATGAAATTAGCAGAGGTATGGATATCAAAAGGTGTGTTAGAAGTTGACTCATTTTGGACAACCAGTTATAATAGACATACAGACTGGCAAAAAGCATTCGAAGATGGGGTCAACAGACCAGTAGGATACAGCAGAGGATACATAGAATGGTAAAAGTTTTTTTACTTAGTGTTTTAGTTGTTTGTTGCAGTATCGCTAATGCACAAGAACTGCCAAATGCAGATCAGGAAACATTGGAAGATCCGGAAACATTGCATAAGCCTGTAGAGTGCTATTCTGCAGAGAGTATTGTTAAATTAACAGAAGAGAAGGGATTAATACTATTTTGGCAAGGTCCAAACTTAAAAGATAATTACCCAGATAACACAATAGTAGTAATGTTAGACCCCAACGCTAACGGCTGGGTGGTATTTGAAATGACTTTACAAGTCGCATGTATACTTGGCTACGGTCAAAGTTTTTGGTTGTTTGATCAACTGTATATGTTCTTAGACCCTTTACAGGAAACTGACTAATGGAAGAACAACGAGCAATGGCAGTGGCAGAGAAACTACTCAAGCAAGCAAATAATGCAAGCAAGATGATATGGGTAACTTTTCGTAAGGAAGGTATTCATTGCTATCCTGGTGCAGACACAGATCCTAAACTAGCAACAGGTGACTGGGACGATGTTAGTTTTTTAGGTGTACCACACAGACACATATTTCACTTTAAAGTCTGGATAGAAATATTCCATGACGATAGAGACATAGAATTTATACAGTTTAAGCGTTGGCTACAACGTTTATATGAAAATAGCGTATTAGAGTTAGACCACAAGTCATGTGAAATGATATCTAATGATCTATTCTTGCAAATTGCAACTCGTTATCCAAGACGTAACATCTGGATTGACGTTAGTGAAGATGGCGAAAACGGAAGTTTCATAAAGTACCACAAGGAGAATTAAGATGGCTAAGCCAAAAACAGGCATGACGCCCAAAGTAACACGTATTTTTGAAGATTTAGAGGCATACGCAGATTACTGCAGGATGCACTATTGCAAGTTTGACGAAGCAGATATGTATCGCAGAGGTACTAATTGGGAACGTATGCAAAACAAACTACAACGTGGGAATAGAAACGACAACGGCAACTACAACTATAAGCAGAGGCGTCGTTGATATATCTAGTAGACCTAGAAGGTTTGGATACACGTTATACTAAACAATGGAAACACCATGTGCCAGATCTCCTACGGAGAGAACTGACGGAGGAAGTCACAGTAATTAGTGGTGGTGATACTCCACAGGCAACAACACCAGGTGCGTTCTTAAACTTTGGTGGTACCAATGTGTACAAGTCTAAACAACTAGAACAGATAGGTGAATTATTTTGTGCTGGTAAAGTTAAAGACGGTGACTACTTCCTTTATACCGATGCTTGGAACCCTACTGTTATACAGTTAAAGTATATGGCAGAGTTGTTGGGTGTCAACATAAAAATAGGTGGTATGTGGCATGCTGGTAGTTATGATCCAGAAGACTTTTTAGGAAGACTTATTGGTGACAAGCCTTGGGTCAGACATGCTGAAAAAAGTATGTACGAAGTGTTTGATCATAACTTCTTTGCTAGTGTGTTTCATATCAAAATGTTTCACAACACACTCAATTATCCTGAGCGTATTATATGGGCTGATGGAATGTTTAGTGATGGCAAGATAACTCGCACTGGTTGGCCCATGGAGTATATGGTAGAAACTCTTGCGCCATACAGTAATTTAGAAAAACGAGACATAATACTTTTCCCACATCGTATTGCTCCAGAAAAACAACCAGAGATATTTAAAGACCTGCAAAAGTCCCTGCCACAATACAAGTTTGTGATGTGTCAAGAACAGCAACTTAGCAAAGACGAGTACCATACTTTATTAGGGTCGGCTAAAATTGTGTTTAGTGCTAACTTGCAAGAAACACTTGGTATAAGTTGGTATGAAGGCGCATTAGTTAATGCTGTTCCCATGGTGCCTGGCAGGCTAAGTTACAGTGAAATGGCTGTAGACAAATTTAAGTATCCAAGCGAATGGACTACTAACTGGGACAGTTACCAGAAACACAAGACTGATCTATGTGATGCCATTACTATAGTTATGGAAAACCACAGTGACTATTTGCCAGCACTGGAACAACAATTAACGAAACTTAAAGACGAGTACTTTGGATGCAGTAAATTAATTTCAACTATTAGAGACAGGAGCAAGCATGCGTAAGAAATATTATTCATGGCGGGACGTTGAAACCATATGTACAGAGCTAGTTATAGACATGTATAAATCTAACTACAAGCCGGACATCGTAGTTGGTCTCACACGTGGTGGTAATATCCCTGCTACTATTATTAGCAATATGTTAGATGTTCAATGCGAGTCACTAAAAATTAAACTACGAGACAACAAGCCTGGTGAGGAGAACGAAACTAATTGTCAACTTGCACGACAAGCATTTGGGTATGTGTCGGAAACTGAACAAGTAGTATTGAAAACACGATGGGATATCTCACAACGAAAAAACATTCTTATTGTGGACGACATTAATGATTCTGGTGCTACATTTAATTACCTTAAACATCAGTGGCAACAATGTTGTTACCCTGAGGAATCCAGTTGGGGGACTGTCTGGGAACACAATGTTAGGTTTGCAGTACTAACGGAAAACTTGTCTAGTAATTTCCAACACGTCAGCTATCACGGCGACGAAGTAAATAAAATGGAAGAAGATATTTGGTTAGTTTACCCTTGGGAAAACGTAGGTCGATATGGAAACGTATGATGAGGACGTCAGTCCCTGGCAACCTATACGTGATTTCGAACAGGAACTAGCCGCATACACTGGCGCACCTTACGCAGTAACAACTGATAGATGCACCCACGCAATAGAAATAGCACTTAGATTACGACCACCCACAGAACCTGTTAGATTTACAGCATTTACCTATGTGAGTGTTGTGATGACCATGCACAAACTCGACATAGCTTACGAGTTGATAGACGAGCAATGGCGTGGCAAATATCAATTTCATAACACTAATATATGGGACTGTGCTAGGTTCTTAGAGCGTGACATGTACGAACCAGGACAAACCCAATGTTTAAGTTTTGGTAGGACCAAACCACTACCATTGGGCTTTGGTGGTGCTATATTAACTGACGACAAAGAGCTATACGAACGTGCAAGCCGCATGCGTTACGATGGCAGAGACTTGTTTAGTCACCAAAAGTGGTCAGAACAAACAGACTGGGAGCCAGGCTTCCATTACTATATGACTCCAGAACAGTGCGAAGTAGCAGGCTTCCGTCTGGTCAACGAACTCTTAACAATTCAAGAAGATCACCATTACAACTACCCAGACTGTAGACAACTTAATATTAAACATTGACTTGATTATCTAAATATCGTATAATACAACATTAAAGAGACTCCCCCTCTTGTTAACTCGGAGATACAATGAAACTATCAACAGCAGAAGTAATTAGACAACGTCTTAAAGTCGCAGGTGTTAGATTCCATTCTAACGACAATATCAGTGAATATATTAAAGAAGGTGAACTAGACAGTCTTCAAACAGAAGTACAAGATGCAATGCAGAATGTATTAGATGCACTCGTTATTGACACAGACAATGACCACAACACACAGGAAACTGCTAAACGTGTTGCTAAGATGTTTGTACATGAAACTTTCAATGGTAGGTATGTGCCTCGTCCAAGAATAACAAGTTTTCCCAACATGGGTTACAAGAGTTTGTATGTAAGCGGTCCCATTAGCGTTAGGTCAACTTGCGCACATCACTTTCAGAATATTGTAGGTAAGTGTTGGATTGGTGTACTGCCAGAAGATGAAGTTATCGGACTAAGCAAGTTTAATCGTCTTGTGCATCACATTGCAGAGCGTCCTCAAATACAGGAAGAGATGACCACACAGATTGCAGAAGAATTAATTAAGTATGCAAAGACTCCTAACATTGCTGTTATAGTTAAAGCAGAACATCACTGTATGACTCATAGAGGTGTTAAAGAACATGAGTCAGATATGACTACTGCTATTATGCGTGGTGCGTTTGATGATCATGCTCCTCTTAAGAAAGAGTTTTACGATATCGTTATGAACATGAAGGGTCATAGATAACCTCTATTACTGTAGATGTATAAACGAGCAATCATAACACTAAGTCATATTGAACGTGTTACAGACACCATAGACGTAGAGTTTAAATTAAACAACCACAGTTATGCACAGAAGTGGGCAGAGTGTATAAAAACTATTGAAGGTCCCCCCAACGACTTTGGCTTCCCTAGACGATTAGAAGAAGATCCTGACATATATAAAGCGAGGATTAGCACACATATAGAATCCATTCCTGAATTAGACTTTAGTGTGATTAATCAAGACTCAGTCAATGCAATACACAGGTACATAGAAGACAATCACAAACAAGCAGACAAACTATTAACACTACACAACGACATACACTATTTGGAGAGTTTATGGGAAGGGCCAAGAGAAGTAGTGTTTAAAAAGGTACAGTGGGTTCCGCCAGGTAAGAGAATTAAAATGGAGCCAGATGATTACAAGTGTTATACAACTGAACCTTGTGAGAATTACCTAGAAGCAGACTTTAGTCATGTAGGCAGAACACCACACAATACTTGGTACTACAAAGATGACACAAGTTTGTCAACAAGTTGTCGTATACAGGAAGACGTTACTAGTGGTTGTATGTGGTGGTTTACAGACAACAGTCATATATACGAAAACAGACACGGGTTTGTGGAATGGTTTTATCAACACCAAGCATACTTCCTTCGTAAATATAATATAAATTGGCCACATGATCCACGTGTGTGTTATGGTAGAGTCATACTTGCAACTGCTAAAGAGTTGCCAGGCCCAGAGTGGGACTTTGTTCAACAATTAAGAGTAGAATGAAATATCTAATACGTTATAACCCTATAGCAGATTGTGATCCAGAATACCAAGAGCGTATCAAGGACATTGCACAGTTTCATCAACAGTTGCCGTTCGATACTGACTTTCAGGTATTAGAAAGTTCTGATTTAGACCAAGCATTTGCAGAAGTATCGGCAGATTCTGAATGGGTCGTTGTTGTTAGTCTTGGGCACTGTAGTCAAGACAGAAACATGTACGACAAAGCCATTGCCGTTTGCAAAGAAAATAATGTAAAATTAATGTGCCACCTACTGGACTTTAAAGATCAGTACATACATTTCCATCCGCAGTTTTTTGTCATACACTACCCAAGTTGGATTAAGGCGGGGAGACCTCGCTTTGGCTACGATGGCGAGGAGCAACAGTTTACAGGACTCGATTATATTCCCAGTAAAGACACGTATCACGATGATTACACACCTGTTAGCCTTAGACCTGGGTTGCGACGGCGAACATTTCAAGTTCATGAAATGCAAACTGGTGCTTGGGTAATTAAAAACTTCTTAGACAAGGGGTTTAGTATTATTAACGTAACACAAAAACTAAGAGATAATACGTTTCACTTATATCCAGACATAGAGTCCGACGAGTTTTATAATTTTTTAAAGACAGGTGAATATACTGGGTCACAGTCAAGTCAGGAGTGGTATGTTGGGCTTATTAAACATCTAGCACGTAACGTAAAACACCAGTTCTATCCTCTTAACACAGAACCTGTTGGTAATGACAAGATCGATTTTAGTATAAACAACTTCATATGTGTAGCAAGCGGCTTAAAACCTTGGTTACTACCAATGTATTATGCTAACGAAACAGACCCTTTGAGTATTAATTTTTGCGATTTTTCAGATGCCGCGGTGCAATTTCAACAGCATTTAAGCACTTGGTCGGGCGAAGTTGGAACCTTTAATGCAACTGTACAGCAATTTCTTAAAGAACACCCTGAGTTTGAGAGTTGTGATCCTCCAGGCGCATACGACACCGAGCTTGTTCGACAGTTAACTAATATTAACATAGCCCCTAAGGTTTTTCAGGCTGTCTGGAGTCAGATACCCAAGGATCAGCCATGCAGTTTATTAAATTTGTATACCGAAGAAGGACAGGATCAGATAATTAACATAGTTGCCAACAATGATACCACATACGTGTGGTTAAGCAATGCATTCTATATGGAGTATGCATTAGTTACTGTTGGTAAAAAGAAGGTATACGAATATAGACAACGTCTTATAGATGGGCTAACCGCAACTGGTAAGCGTTTTGTGTTAGACTTGATGGATCCTTGGCAACAAGGACCGGTAACCTTCAATGACTAATTGTCGAAAACGTTCAGCAACTCTATAATCGTCTGGGTAACCATGTATAATCATATGATATCTATCATGTTCACTGTCATTAAAAACAGCATGTTCAAAGTTGTTGGCAAAAAGAAATATACTACCCATTTGATTGAATGGTACAGTACCTTGGTCTTTAACTACCAATTTGCAGCCGTCAGGATTCCATAAACTTATGTTTACTGCATTTAATCCGTATGTGTTGCCGTCAGTATGTGGTAAAATATATCCGCCCGGCTTAACCTTCATAAAACGAACACGGTGATAAACATCATATGGAAAGTGTTGTGCTAACCACAGTTTCGTATAAGGAGCATCTATGTCTGTCCAGTCATATGGTACATTTCTATTTGACAAATCCTTGTATTCCGTATATAATTCATAATGATCCGTATAACTTTGACTAATACCATGAACACAAACACTGGACCAACCGCTACTGTCGTTATCCCTATGTTCGTGATAAGTAGCACGTTCGGCTTCTGCATGCAACACCGGCCATTGTGCATGAATATAAAGAGGAATATAGGGCAGGTTACTTTCTGTCACAATCCATTCGTAGTCAGCATCTCTAGGAAGTTGACTAACGTCAGGACTGCAATCAGAATTACTAGCAATAAATGTTTCGAGTTTGTCCACAAAATTATTTACCATAATACAAGTAGTCTAGATATAAGCAGAGGTTAAAATGAAATTTAAAGTAAGTGAAATATTTTACAGTCTACAGGGAGAGGGGAGATTTGTAGGAGTACCCAGTGTATTCTTAAGACTGTTTGGGTGTAACTTCGAATGTCCAGGTTTCGGTTTGCCTAAAGGTAAGAAGACTGAAGAAGTCGACAACATAATTAAACTGGTAGAACAAGATCCCGACAAGTACAAACGACTAGAAGACCTTCCACTTGTTACAACAGGCTGTGATAGTTATGCAAGTTGGCATCCAAAGTTTAAAAAGTATTCGCCAACTTATGACATAGACACACTTGTTGGTAAATTAACCGACTTACTCCCTAATAACACATGGCGACAAGATAATGGATCAGACATACACCTAGTTGTTACTGGTGGAGAACCATTATTAGGCTGGCAACGTATATACTCGCACTTACTAGAACATGACAAAATGAGTAACTTGCAGAATATAACGTTTGAGACAAACGGCACACAAAAGTTACATGATGACTTTAAGGCATTCTTTCACACATGGAAGAATGATTATCATAACTACCACAACTTAACATTTAGTGTTAGTCCTAAACTAAGTGCTAGTGGTGAAGCGTGGGACGATGCTATCATGCCAGAAGTAGTTGCTGAGTATAACTGGATAGGCAACACGTATTTGAAGTTTGTAGTAGAGAATGATGAACACATGGCTGAAGTAGATGAAGCTGTTAATGCATATCGTAAAGCAGGAGTAAACGGTAACGTTTATATTATGCCTGTTGGTGGGGTAGCAGAAGCATATAATCAAAATAACAAACGGGTAGCCGAATATGCACTAAGTAAAGGTTACAGATACAGTCCCAGATTGCACGTAGATATCTGGGGCAACAGTTGGAGTACTTAATGATTGATAAAATTAAAAACTTTTTTAAGAAAAACGAAGAGCCTGCACCTAGGCAACAACGCAAGTCTAAAAAGTCTGACAAAGACATAGCAACCGAAAAGAAAGAACCTTGGGTCAGCGTATTACAAGTTGAGCTTGATCCTGATAATATAGGTAACGGTAGTTTTGAACTAGACTGGAACGATTTCTTTGTTGCTAAACTTGTTAGGTCGGGCTACCCTGGCAAAACAGATCAAGACATTGTTGATAACTGGTTTCAAGATGTATGCAGGCATATTGTACTAGAGACACATCAACAGTATGATGCTAATGTTAGCCGTGCTGACAGAGTTAATAAAAAAGACTTAGGTGACGGTAGGTCAGAATATAATTAACATGGGTATGGTGACACGACATCATGATGTAGAAAAAACACCATGGGAAGAATGGTTTGCGTGGAGACCAGTTATGACGTTAGACGGAGAAACTATCTGGTGTCGTAAGTGTTACAGAAGATATGTAAAGTTCTATCATGGAGTTAACCCTAATCGCTGGCAATACGCCAATATTTTTACAATACTAAAATGATACTATACACAAACGGTTGCAGTCACGTTGCAGGTGCAGAAGCACTTAACACATATTGTTTTGCAGAAGATGATTCACAATACTTCTATCTAAAACGTAAACCACATCCAGCTAACTTAGCAGTGAGTTTTAGTGCTATTTTAGCCAAACTACTACAAGCACGTTTATATTGTGATGCTGAAAGTGCCGCCAGTAACGATCGAATTGTTAGAACTACTCGAGACTTTATTAAAGGACAATATAAAGAAAACGTAAAAGAAGATGTGTTTGTACTAATTGGTTGGACTACGTGGGAACGTGAGGAATGGGAACACGAAGGCGAATACTATCAGGTTAATAGTAGTGGGTTAGATGCTCTTCCTGAACCTTTACAACTAAAGTATAAGCATTGGATAGTGGGAAAGGCAAGTAACTGGCAAGCACATCAGCAAAAATGGCACAGACAAGTATGGGATCTACATTGCGAACTACAGGAACAAAATATCAAACACTTATTTTTTAACAGTCATATCGCCTTCAGTCTGATACAAGAACAAGATCAAAAAGACTGGGGCGATAGCTATGTAGACCCTTACACTGAATCACAATCATATTTTAACCTAATGAACACAAAAGGATTCAGTGTTCGACCTAGTGTTGCCGCTGATATGGGCGGTGGTCACTACATGGCTGACGGTCACCAAACCTGGGCACATCACTTGTTGCCGCACTTGACAAAAGCACTGAGTGGCCCTATAATATAGTATATGAGATACTTAATAGTCGACTTAGCAAACACATTCTTTAGAGCCCGCCACATTGCACATCGTGGGTCAGATCAATGGACTAAACTGGGATTTGCAGTACACCTTACATTAGGTAGTGTTGCTAAAGCCTGGCGAGACCAAGCCGCAGGACACGTAGTGTTTTGCCTAGAAGGCAGATCCTGGCGTAAAGACTTTTACGAACCCTACAAGAAAAACAGGAAAGTGGCACGTGATGCACTAACAGAAGCAGAGGCAGAAGAAGATCAACTGTTCTGGGATACATTTGACGATATCAAAACATTCCTAACAGAGAAGTCGAACTGCACTGTTATGCGACATCCTGAACTGGAAGCAGATGACTTAATTGCAGGTTGGGTACAAGCACACCCTAACGATCATCATACTATTGTGTCTAGTGACACAGACTTTTATCAGCTGTTAGCTAAGAATGTTAAACAGTATAATGGTATTACTGATGAGTTGCATACACTCGAGGGTGTGTTTAACAAAAAAAGCGAACCTGTACTGGACAAGAAAACTAAAGAACCTAAAGAAGTTAATCCACAGTGGATGTTGTTTGAGAAGTGTATGCGTGGTGACACCAGTGATAATGTGTTTTCAGCATATCCTGGTGTGCGTAAGAAAGGCACTAAGAACAAGATTGGGTTGTTAGAAGCATTTGCAGATAAGGGCAAGAAGGGGTTCAACTGGAACAACATGATGTTACAACGTTGGTCAGATCATAATGGTGTTGAGCATCGAGTGCTAGACGACTATCAGCGTAACGTAACACTTGTCGACTTAACTGCACAACCAGACGACATTAAACGAAAGATTGCTGAAACAATAGCAGAAGCCAGTAGTCCCAAAACTACTAGCATGGTGGGTGCTAAATTTCTTAAGTTCTGTGGCAAGTACGAGCTAACTAAACTGTCAGACGATGCACAAAGGTATGCTGATCTATTAGGCTCTCCCTATCCGGCTTCTTAATAAATACTGATATGCTTACATCAATTAAAATTGGAATCGTCATAGCCATAGTTGGCGCACTTAGTGGTGGTGCATTGTATGTTAAAAACCTACGCAGTGACTTAGAAACATCAAGAATTAATCAGAAACTGCTAGAACAAACAGTTGCCGAGCAAAAACAACTGATGGTTGTTAAAGAGAAAGACATCGAATTACAGAAGAAGATCCACAAAGAGTTGGATAATACTCGCAAGGCAAGTGAACAGCGTATCGATGACCTTAACGATAAACTTAATAAAGTTAACGAAGCAACAGGCAAGCGTCGTGATATTAATGAAGCCGCTGTTAGAAAAACAACGTTGGTTACAAAAATCATCAATAATGCCAGCAAAAATGTTATGAGGTGTTTTGAGATTGCTGGTGGCAGTCCGTTAACTCCAGATGAGGCGGAGGCTACTAAGAAAAGCCAGGCTAACAACGAGTGTCCTGATCTAGCAAATCCAAACTATACACCCAAGGAGCAGCCATGAGATATCTACTGATTTTATCGTTAGTGTTTGTAACTGGATGTTCCATGTTCAGTAAGAGAGAACCTGAGATCGTAATTAAGACAAAACTGGTAGAGCGTGAGCCGTTAGGCTTAGAAGCCCCAGCACCATTACGCTTAAAAAGTCCTGAGTGGATAATTGTTACTGAGGTAAACCTTGAGGAACTAATCGAGGAACGCAAAAAGAACCCTGATGATTTTATAGCGTTTTACAGTCTTGATGAAACTGGCTATAAACAACTTGCAATTAATATGCAAGAACTATTACGCCTAGTTCAGGAACAAAAACTAATTATAGTAAAGTACAAAGAATACTACGAGCAAACCGATCGAAGCACTCCTGAGGAAGCTGAAACAAAATAGAACTTGGTTAACAGTAATAAGTAGAAGTATGAGAAAACTACTATTACTACTACTCTTGCCGTTTACAGCACAAGCAGAATACGCAGACTGGGACAAATACGACAAAGAGTTGTTTTGGATGTCAACCACAGCTATTGCTGTGGATCACTTAACCACAAGAGATATGGCTAGTAGGTATGATGAAGGATACGTAGAACACAATCCTTTACTGGGCAATAGGCCCGATACAGATACGGTGGATCTGTTTTTTCTATTAAACTATGTTACACATTACTATCTAACAGACTATTTACAAGGCGAACATAGACCTGTGTATCTAACTGCTAGGCTCGTGGTCAACGGCCTAGCTTCTGCAAACAATCTTAAGATAGGGTTGGGACTTAGGTTTTAAAACAGTCTTTAATATTGTTATCATACTCATTATCAAAGAACAGAGCTTGGTTAGCCCTAAGTTTATTAATATTATCTAGGTAGAATTCAGTTAGGGCATGCTTGTGTGTGCCCATACAGAATTTACGCAAACACTGACAAAATTGTTCCAGTCTATTATAATCATCAAGCACTTGGTCATATGTAAAATCAAATAAATCGCCCAACCAGAACCCTTTTGCACCCAGTTTTTTAACTTGGAAGGGCGCACTATATAGCATTACTAAGTGACCCCTACTTAATGCATGGTACGTACTAAGGCCCAACTGAGGCTCTTCAATCACACTTACCATGGTGTGTATAAAATCACCACCATCAGTAACTTGTCCTGAATAGTCACTAAACACCAGGTCCCTTAGTTCTGAAACACCGCCATCAAATTTCAGTATATTGCCAATATTTTTCTCTGCCAGTAGCATAGGCATATGGTAATCCTGATATTGCCAGAACTTTGTGGGATCCTGTACGTCTTGTGTGGCATAGTACTTAAAATGATTCCATGACCAGTCATATCTAACAGTGTTGTATTCTGTTTCAACTAGTTTGTCAGTAACAAGCACAAGTTCTTTATCGTAGAATAGTTTTTTAACTTCGGTGTAGTCTACTTCAGGGTAACCTATATCCCATAAGATAATCCTTTGGCAAAACCTATAGTGTGCCCGTAACCTGTCTCTGTAATACTGATTCTCCAACCACACAGGATCACCTGACACATAATATGGTGGCAACCAACCTATTGTGCTTTCAGGATGGAACTCAAATTCTATGTTATGGAACAACGACATGGCGTTGGTAAAATAATTAAATTCTTTTTCCAGTTTTTGATAGGCACTGTCTTCTCTAGGGAAAACAAATTTAATTCCAGGCTGTAGTGTTAGTTTCATTATGCTTCTTTAATGAATATCAGTATGTACTTTAGGATAATCTCTCTATATACTTATGTTAAATACTAGCGTTGGAACATTGTTTTAACATTAATTAATTAATCACTGAAAGGAAATACTATGTGGAGCAAGCCCGAGTACACAGAAATGCGTTATGGCTTCGAAATTTCAATGTACATTGCACATCGCTAATATACATTAATTTTTAAAGAAACAAAAAGTGCTCACTTCGGTGGGCATTTTCTTGACACAAACATTTTCTACCTGTATAATAAGGCATGAAAAAATACATTCACGTTAATCAAAACGTAATTCGCAGTAACTTGAAGAAGCAACGACTCGATCCTGAGTTTGTAGATGTGGAACCTACCATAACTATCAAAGAAGGAAAATCTAACACATACTGCCACGAAGTAGAAATACTAGGTCCCAGCAAGGTTGTTTACGGCGAACACGGTAAACAGATACTAAGTTGTGGTGCCAGAGTCGTAATTGAAACAGACAGTAACATTAAAATAATAAGATAAGGAGAAGCATATGATCGAGCAAAAGAAAATTCCCACCATTACCTTTATGTGTAGGGTAGGTGATGAAGAGCCTGAAGACGGCGGATGTCCAATTGGTGGGGAATTCATACCCACAACCACAGACCAATTATTTGCTGGCAAGAGGGTAATTGTATTTTCATTGCCAGGAGCATTTACTCCAACCTGTAGTTCATTACAACTGCCTGCCTTTGAACAAGCACATGAAGACTTTTATGCACAAGGCATTGACGAAATTTATGTATCCAGTGTTAATGACAGTTTTGTAATGAATGCTTGGGCACAACACATGGGCATTAAAAAAGTAAAAGTAATTCCAGATGGCAACGGAGAGTTTGCTGACTCATTGGGTATGTTAGCAGACATGAGTGTTATTACCTTCGGTAAGCGATCAAGACGTTTTGCTGTTGTTATTAACGATGGAGTGGTTGAACGCAGTTTTGTGGAACCAGATGGGTCCGAAGAGAATCCAGATCCATATGGAGTAAGTAGTCCTGCGCACATCCTCAAAGTATTGTCTGACGCACCTGGTGATTAATAAATGCACTTAGAGCGGTGCGCAAGATGTAACTCGTTGCTCAAGTGTGCGGCTCGTACACCAGAGGTTGAATGCTGGTGTACGATTATGCCACCCCTTGTCGAAATCAATAAGGATCAAGGTTGTTACTGTGGTCAGTGTTATAGACAGATTCTTAATGAACAAAACACACAAGAGTTAAGAGGCTAAATGAAAACTTGGATAGTTTTACAAAAACGAGACAAGAACGTTAACTACAAATACATATCATTATTGCATTGCAATAAATACCACTGTGGAGTCAGGAGTACTTCACAAATTTAAATGCGTCAAGAGTACGCAGAAAGGTAATAAATGAAACTAGTAACGGCCGTAATCAAGCCTTTTAAACTTGATGAGGTCAGAGAAGCAGTTAGTACGACTGGCATTTCTGGACTCACAGTGACTGAAGTAAAAGGCTTTGGCAGACAAAAAGGTCACACAGAACTCTACCGCGGAGCAGAATACGTTGTAGATTTCCTTCCCAAGATAAAACTCGAAATAATGGTTCCAGAAGATCAAGTGGAACTGCTAGTAGAAACAATCGAGAAATCAGCACACACAGGTAAAGTAGGCGATGGCAAGATCTGGGTAACCACCTTGGATAGTGTTTTACGCATACGGACCGGTGAGAAAGATGAGGGGGCAATCTAATGGACTTAGCATATAGTTTAGACACATTCTACTTCCTAGTATGCGGAGCCCTGGTCATGTTCATGGCGGCGGGTTTTACCATGTTGGAAGCAGGTATGGTTCGTAGTAAAAACGTAGCAGAAATTATCACCAAGAACTTTGCACTGTATGGTGTTGCATGTTTGATGTATCTATTATGTGGATACGGAATCATGTATGGTTCAGGAGAAGGCTGGGTACCTGGGTTTGGTACACTGATCGGTG